AGAATGTCTCCATATGAACCTTTTACATTTTTAGTTTTTTCGACAAAGTCATTTTTATCCCAAGGGTTTATTGAGCTTTCTGTTTTTAATTGACTTCCAATAAAAACTCGCTTCCATTCCAACCCTTTTTCATCTATATATTTATGCTCATCATTCATGGACTGAACAATTTCTATACATTCTTCCGTTATTGGATTTTGATAAATATAAATAGGCATATTAGTCCCAATTACCTCGAGCAGGGAACTGTGAAAAATCTACAGAAAAACAATATTCATCATCGTCATCATCATGAATTTCATTGTCTAATTGCTGCTGCTTGTTTTTTGTTAGCTTAGCATTCATACGTTTTCCCATCCAGAAAGCTTCTAGTATTAAAGAACGAGCTGCATTAATATTAGTAGCTTCATCTTGCATGCAACTATAAGCCAACCTAAGAACATTACAAATGGTTCTTTTTTTATCTGGTTCTGAGGTTATGCCTTCTACGGCTTCTTTTAATTCATCAAGACCGAATGCTTTTGGTGTATATGCTTTTGATTCAAATTTAATTTCTTTCATATCTATAAAATATACACAAAAATTTAATAAATAATCTTTAATAAAGAATCAACAGTATTGCTATAAGAAAATTTTTCTTTAAGAAGTTCTCCTTCTGTATTTTCTTTCCCTTTAAAAGATTCTGATAATTCAAATTTAGAAATAACTTCATCCTCATTGAATGTATTAATATTACCTTGATTAAACGGAGAGTTTTCAGTGAAAAATACTCCATCTATTGCATTTTCTTTTCCGTTAGGCTCCACTAATATACAATTTTTTTCATTAGCCCAGTCTTTATGAGAAGTATTATTTAATACAATACTCCATTTTCCTAAACAAGTTGAATTAAATGCAGGCAGGTTCCATCCTTCTGCCCCACTAAGACCAGTTAGGTCAATGTCAATTGAATTCATGAACTGGTTGACTTCTTGATTGGTTTTGAGTCTAGGGAGGAAGTTAATATTTGCATACATTTTATTATTTAAGGCTGCCCCTATAATAGAATTCATTTCCTCATTTTTAAAAAAGGGATTAATTACACAGCATGAGAGCTGATACTTGGGGTTATTTCCGTACTTTTTAGCCCAAAGCTTAATTATTTTTTCGGTGTGCTTTCTTTTTTCCCACTTTCCCATGATGCCGAAATGAACTCTATCTGGAAAATAGTTAAGGTCTTCTTTTGTAAAATCTTCATCAAAACCTATTGGGATACTGTGTGTGTTTTTACAATTAACTAAATCAAAACATTTTTTAGCATGGCTGCTGCTGAATACAACATTATCATGAAAGTCTACTATATTTTTTTCAGTCATAGTTGGACTGTCTAATTCGTAAAATGTATAAAGAGTGCTTTTATTTCCTGGCCATTGGTGGCTTTCATTAATATGCCATAAGCTTAAACATGGAGAATCTTTGTCTATTGTATTAAATCTTGAATTCGCTGAATCTTCCAGCCAATTTTTAAAATCTTCATCTATTTTATTGAACGCTGAAAAATCAAAACTGTTGCTTATTGGAAACAGGGAAACTTTAATATCTTTTTTATAGAATTCTCTTGCAAAATTATAAGAAACATTACCAAATGATAATGAATTAAAAGCCGCTTTAAATATTATTTTATTCATCTCTGTAATGATAAATTACCAAGGAAACTTTTCCAAAATATCTTCATCTTCTTCAGTCATTGAATACTCAGAAAAAGAGTTTATGTCTTTTATTTTTTTTATGTTTTGCTCTTCTTTAGCTTTAAGGTTAGTATCATTTTTATAAGACAAGCATTTGACAAAATCAGCAACGCATATTATTTTAGTCCTATACTCATTGGTTTTGCTTTTCCAGTTTATGGATTTTAATTTGCCTTCGACTACGACTAGAGAGCCCTTTTCAATATAAGAGTTGCAATTATCAGCTATTTTATCCCAAGCCTCTACTTCAATCCAAGTCGTTGAATTTCCGAAAGATACAGCTATTGAGAAATTACATTTAGACTTACCAGAGCTAAATTGTTGATATTTTGCTTCTTTTGCTGAATAGCCCATTCCTGTGAATTTATTTATCATTTTAATATTTGAGATGTTTTTCTTATTTTTTCTATAAAATTGTTGTGAATATTAATGCACCCCTGAACGCTTAAGCCTATTTCTTTGCTAATTTTTTTCCAAGGGGTGAGTTTTTTATTTTTTGTATTAAAGTACCTCATCTCGAAAATTGTTTTAGCTCTTGCATCTGGATGTGATTCTAAGAAGTCTTTTATTTTTGAGATGAACTCTTCACCTTCTATTTTTTCTAAAAAACATTCTGAGGGATCTGGATCTTGAGTTGAGATTCTTGATTTGATTTTATTCTTTTTTTGATCTTGGAAAAAATTTAAGCACATCCACCTGGTTCTATTTCCTAAGTAAGAAGAAAATTTAGTTTTCTTAGATTCGTTAAAATCTAAAGCAGATACAAAAATATGGTATTTACATTCAGATGAAATTTCCTCCTTTTCTAACGTGTTGAAAGGCATGTACTTGTTTAGAATTTTATGAAAAATGCCTGAATGCCTAGAATACAGCACTTCAAGGCTTGAATCTTTTTTGACGCCTTTCTTAATGTTGTTAATTAAAATTAAATCGTTCTCTTCTGTCATTTAAATAAAAATTTTATTTTCTTCTAAAAATGATTTTATTTCATTTTTTATATTTTCTTTTAGATGATCTTCAGGAAACCATCTGAAATGTAATTTTGATTTTTTTCTTAAAATTGGGTCGTTAAGTCTTTCTTCATCATTCGGGAAATCATTCCCAACTTTTTCTATATATATAGAAAGCCCTCCAAGTTTGTGGAGCCAGTCTATTTCGTTTTCATACCTCACATCTGTTATACATATATTTTTATTTTTTTTTAAATCAAATAAAATTTGAGGCTCTAATCTATCGATCCAGCAATTAGGATTAATGGCTCGTCTTAAATTAGTTCCATAAGCAACTAATAGAGGTCTAATTAATTTCTTGACTTGAGGGTCTTCGCTGAAAACAGATAATTCTGTATTCCTCATCACAAAGTGAAAGCATTCTTTTTTTAATTCATCTGCAAAAGCATATCGATTAAAATCTTTAGTTGAAGATTTATTAATTAAATTATAAAAAGAGTCTTTTCCACTCCTAGCCAAACCACATAAACCTAACAACATGACTAAATTCCAGTGCTTCCGAAACTACCAAGCCCTCTAGTTGAATCAGATATCGATTGGGAATCAATAATTTCAGGATGAATGTGTTTTGAGAAAATTAATTGAGCAATTTTATCTCCTTTTTTATAAATTTTAGATTTGTCTATAGCTAATAAAAAGTTTTTAGACTCCATAACATAATAATTTTCAGGTTGAGGAATGTAATTAAATCTCACTTTTATTGTATCCCTGTAACCTGAATCTATAACTCCTACAGAGTTACATAAATGTAAATTGTACTTAGAAATGCTAGATCTTGGAAACACAAATGAAAACAAATTTTCATCAGGCTCTAAAATTAAATCTGTTTCATACTCTATATATAAAACAGATTTATAAAAATCTCCTTGGTATATATCTCCTTTTATAATGGGTTCGGATGTTGCAATTATATCGTATCCAGCGTCGCCCTTGTGTTGCGGCCTAACAAGTTCAGCCAATGAAGATTTTTTATGTAATTTAATTTTCATTAGATATTAGATTTATCAGATTTACATATTTTTTGGATAGATCATGATATCCAGAGTCAGCCAAAACATGAGGAGTATAAAAGAAATGTATATTACTGACTACATCCATTGTTTCGTATGCTTTGCTTATATCAAAAACAGATAAAGTTGGGGATAAATTCAATTGATCTCCAAGCTCATTAAACTTATTCACCATTCCTTCGGCGGCAGCATCTTCTGGTGATTTGCAATTACAAATATACTCCCAATCAGCACATACAACCATGAAATTTGATTTTTGCGTTTTTTGACTCATTTTTATAGTTTACCATAATTTAAAAATTTAATCAAGTGTTTTTTTTATTTTAAAGTAAATTAATTTATTAAATATACGATAGAAATATATTTATATATATATATAATATTATATAATGTTAGCATTTATTGATGATTGTGTAGCTGGAATAGGAGGCACCAGCTTAACCCTGGATGCCATAATCGAACCAAATAAAGCTGAAGTTCATTTGATATCAACAAGAGAATTTTCTTTAATGGATTCTTTCAAGTATGAAGGTTTTATATTTGGAAACACAATGGGTTTTACTAAAAATTCTTTTGATGCGATTATTCACACCATGGAAACAAAACCATTTTTCAAAATAGAATTTGATTATGGTTATTGTATTTATCGAGGCAGAATACCCCACAAAATCCTATCTGGTCAAGATTGTGATTGCGCTAAGTCTAACTCCACCAAAGGGTTAAGAGATATCTATAATCTTATTCATGCTAAATCATTACATACCTTTTACATGTCAGAAGAGCAGATGTTATTTCACTCTAATGATTTAAAATCAGGGAGCTTAGAAAATAAATCTGTACTTTCTTCTTGCTTCACATCAAATACTATGCTACAATTCTCAAACTTATGCAAAAAGAAAAAAAACTCAAAGTTTTCAATCATAGACGGGAATGGAGGCTGGCATAGCCAAGCAAAAGGTGTTAATGAATCGATTAAATATGCAGAAAATCATTCACTGGATTATGAAATCATTAAAACTAAAACACACGAAGAAATGCTAAACACACTCTCCAATTACCATGGTTTAATTTTCCTGCCAATTATCCATGACACTTGCCCTAGAGTCACACTAGAGGCAAAATATATGGGTCTTGAAGTTATCACTAACTCGCATTCCCAGCATACAAAAGAAAAATGGTGGAGCGGTTCTATTGGAAATGCTTTTAAGTTTACTCAGTCGAGGCCGAATTACTTCTGGAATACATTGCAACAATGTTTAAATTAATAATACCTTGCTATGGAGACCGATCAAGATACTTTAATAATTTAATTGAAAGTATAGATCAGCAGGAAGTTAAATTTAATTACGAATGTATATTTTGCGAGGATATAGTATCTGAAAACTATAGAGAAATACTACAAGGTCTTTCTGGCAACAAAACCTTCATTGAAAATAAAACAAAAAAAAGAACATATGCTTTAAAAAATGTATGCCGAATATTGGATGATTTAACTGAAGAATCTATAATTGGAATAATTGATGCTGATGATTACTTTTGGGGAAAAGATTGTTTTCAAAATGTAAAAAATGCATACGACGAAGGGTATGGATGTGTTTGGACTAAAAACGAATGGTTAGGTTTAAATCTAAACCTATCAGGACCAATTAATGAATCTGTCTCCATATATAAACAGCCATGGAAATCTACCCATTTTAAAACTTTTTCGCTAAGTGATTATAAAAAAGTTCCTAAATCAAACTTTTTAAATGAGAAAGGGGATTGGTTTGAATGTACTTATGACCAAGCTTTATATTTACCAATAATACACAATGTTTTAAAAGAGGGCAGGAAGACTCATTACATCAATAAAACCCACTATATATACAGAGGAAACACCTCACCAGACCCAGAATACCTTTCCTTACAAAGACATTACGAAGGTTTCATAAGGAATAGAGGTTATCTAGAAGAATGAATTTTTACATAAACAATTACTCTAACTCATCAGGTCCTACTATATTTGCTTATAGGCTAAAAAATAGCTTAGAAAATCAAGGAATTCAATTCTCTGAAGACTCAAATAATAGGATATCTGTTGTTACTGGCCCTTATTTTAAAGGTAAAAACAATATTCTAAGGCTAGACGGTCTTTATTTAGATTCAGGTAATCGTCTTGGAAATAGTAAATATTTAAATGCACCCATTTTTGAGTGTTATGAGAAATTTGATCACATTGTTTTTCAATCAGAATATGCCAAAAATGTTTATGAAGCTTTTACGAATACAGAAAGACCTCACAGCATAATATACAATGGAGTTGAAGATATATTTTTTTCTAATAAAGAGTCTATAGATAAACCTGAAGGTTTTGAAAAAGTTGTTATTGCTTCTTCTAAATGGAGAAGACATAAAAGGATTGAAGAATGTATTGAAGCATTTAAAGACAACCGACTTAAAGATGTGGCTCTTGTAATTCTTGGCGGCTACCAGCAAGTAGATATGAAAAATGTTTTTTGCTTGCCTATGATTCCTCCGAAAGATCTTCCTAAATATTATAAAATGGCTGATGCCATGATTCATTTATGTTGGCTAGATTGTTGCCCTAATTCTGTAGTTGAAGGTTTGGCTAGTGGCCTTCCTGTTATTTGCAGTCATAATGGTGGGACAAAAGAATTAGTTAAAAACGATGGGGTTGTTATAGAGCTAGAAGAAGATTATGAATATGGAGAAATGGTGGATTTATACCAACCTCCCAAAGTAGATATCAATGTTATAGTTGAAGGGGTGCTGAAGGTTCTTGACATGCCTAAGATACAAGAAAGAAAAGATTTAAAAATAACCGAAACATCTCTACAATATATTAATTTATTTAAATGACACATCCTAAGATACTTTTTTTACCCTCTACTAATTCTATAAACACTGGCTCTTATAGAATTTGGATAAAAGATTTAAACTATTACTTATCTGAGATAAAAATTTATTCAAAAATCGGATCAATTTCAGATGTTGCCGAGCATGATGTGGTCATACTTGGTAAAGGCAACCATCATCAATCAACAATAAAATCCATACAGAATCAAAACAAAAAAGTAGGCTTAATTAATCCTACAGGAGGACAAAATCACAATGCTGATTTTATCATAGTAGGCTCTCTTGAAGAAAAAGATAGTTTATCAATGAATAAAAATGTAATTTTATTTCCTTTAATTGAAAATCTTTTTCAAAATAAAAAAATAAAAACCCATCAAGATCAAAAAAAATTAAGATTATGCTTCCATGGTCACTATCCTCATTTATCTAAATTCGAACCTAATTTAAAGTTAGCGTTGAACGATTTTTCTAAAGAAAAAGAAATTGAACTTTTAGTAATACATGGTAATCCTGAATTTAAATGGAGATATGGAAGGCCTGATGTAAAAGTTATATTTAAACCTTGGAAAATCGAAACTATTTACGAAGATATATCTTCTTGTGATATAGGTCTTTGTCCTAACATGACAATCCTGCCAAATAATATTTTGCAAACATCTACGGACTTTGGTATTTTTGACACAGATTATTCAGTTAGATTTAAAAACAAATCCAATGCAGGTAGAGCTTTTGTTTTTCATCAATTAGGAATACCCGTTATTGCAGATTTAACCCCAAGTCATCTTCATATATTAGGTGACCCCGACTGTGGGTATATCGCTCTTTCTAAAAAAGGTTGGTTAAATTCACTAAGACAATTAACTTGTAAAAACCATAGAAATTTTATAGCAACCAATGCGAAAAAAGAATTTGATAGACTTTACAATCCATTAGATTGGGCTCAAAAATTTTACAATAAAATATTAGAATTATGAATAATGGAATTTTATATATAGCTTTTAACGAAGCCTACATTAAAGAAACACTGCTTTCGGCTGAATCCTTAAAAAGGTACATGCCTGACATACCTGTTGCATTAATAACTAATCAAGAATTGTCTAGCCCATTTATAGATCACGTTATCAAAAGAAGGATAAAGCATGAAAGAAGCAAGGTAGATCTTGTTGCAGAAACACCTTTCAAAAAAACCATTTATTTAGATTCAGACACTTTAATAGTTAGAGACATTTCAGATATGTTCGAAGTTTTAGATAGGTTTGATGTTGGATTTACTCATGATTACGCTAGAAAAAGAAAGAAATATTCAGATGCAATTCCTGAATACAGCGAAATACCTTATTCTTTCTCTGAAGTTAATGGTGGAATTATGGCCTACAATGATTCACCAAGAACAGCTCATTTTTTAGATTTATGGAAAGAATACTTTTATAAATATTATCATCAAACAAATGGGTGGGATCAAGTTAGCTTAAGAATATCTTTATGGAAGAGCGAAGCTCTGATACATTATTTCCCTTTTGAATATAATATTAGAAGTAAAGATAATAGAGACAAGCAAGATAGGTTTAAGCATGAATTTGGAGAACAGCATATGGCTCCAAGAATTTATCACATGCATCACAATCCAGATGTTTTTAGAGGCAAATTTACAGTAAGTAATTTAGAAGAACTCGAAAAGATCTTGAAAGAAAAAGCTGTTTGGTATTAAAATATGAAAATTTTATTTATAGACTTGCCAAGAAATTACCCTACTCAAGAACAGGAAGGAAAGGAGTGCATGCAAATAGAAGGAAGGGGCTTACCAATCTTTTTCTCAAAAAAGGGTTATGAAGTCTACTCTGTTTTTCAAAAAAATGACAGAAACTATTTAGACAAAATAGTTGACGGGCAATATATAAACACATCTTTAGAAAAAATTTATTTAAATAATTTCAACATAGTCATAGGGAAAAATTCTGCATTCGACAAATATAAAAGCGATGCTATAAGCAATGCTGAATTAAAAGTAAACATCATGCCTTTAGGATTCAAACGTAATCAAAAAAATTGTGACCTTTGTTTTTCTGATAATGAATTAATAAAACCTCCTGATTACATATTTAAAAAATATGTAGATGAAAATTTTGATAAAGTCAAAAAAAGTAATGTTATATTATATGTTGGCACAATCTGGCCAATTAAGAATCAACTAGAATTTGCTAATCTGATCGATCCTGATCTAATTAGCGATTATCAAATAAAGTTTTATGGCGACCTTCGAGATCGATCTTATATAAAAAATTTTAGCAACATTTTAAATGCTAAAAAAATTAATTTTTCTATAAATGGGTTTTTGCCTAAAAAAGATTTGGCTAAAGAGATGTTAAAAAGCAAACATTCAATACTTTGCACAAATTCTCCGTCACAACCTTACGACCCTTCACCTAGATCTATTCCTGAATCTATTTATGCAGGGTCTTCTTTTTTAATAAGAGACACTGTTTTGATACATAATCAACATTATCAATTCGGGCACCAATATAAAGGCGGAGATGCTGATAGTTTTAATAATAATATAAAAAAAATGATTGATCAGTTTTCAATTAATAGATCCAGAGAAATACACTCCTTTTGTAAACTTAATTTAAGTATGGATTTTGCTTGCGAAAAAGCTTATAATACAATTATATCTCACTACAATAATGAAATTCGATATAAAAATAGCTGAAAAAGAGGATTTTAAAATTCACTTAAGTAGGCTCATTTCATTAGATAATGAAAATTTTACAGATTCTATTAGTACCGAAAAATGGAATGAAAAAAATTTCTTATTAGATTTGTATGGTAAATATCGTTTTAGTTTATTTGTTTTTGTTGATGGTTTTTTGATAGGCTATTGCATCTGCTCATTAAAAGATGACAAAGAAGTTCACATTCATAGATTTTTAATTGATAAAAAATTTAGAAATAATAGCCTGGGTACTAAATTAATTAATAAAATCAACACTCTTTGTGTTAAAAAAAATATAGATAAAATATCTTTGTATGCGAAAAAAGAGAATACTTCAGCTCAAAATTTTTATTTAAAGAATGGATTTGAAGTGAAAGAGCATGATAAAGAAAACCTGAGGTTTGAATTAACACTTCGAGCTAAAGATCTTGTAATTTTTATTGCTCACATTGATGATGTTGAATGCGCAGCTTATGGTTACTTATTTAAGCATTTCAATGAATATGATAATATAAAAATTATAACAGCAACAACATGGAGTGAAAAAATGCCAGTATGGGAAAAAAACAAAAGTGATCTACCTACTGAAATTTCCTCTAAATTATTGGATATTAATTTAGGATTTGAACAAAGGACGTTGTTCAATAACCTAGATCAGGTTAAAGATAGTTTTTACAAAACTATTGACTTCGATAAAAGGTTCGATCTACTTACTCACGATCACGATGATTCACACACAGATCATGTAGCATTGAGCCTTATAAGCAAGGGTATGTATAAATATTGCTGTCGTTATGTTACTTTATACTCTCCATCTAGTGTTAACTTTCAAAGCAATTACTATATAGGTATTGATGACGACCTTTACGCCCTTAAAAAGAAATCCTTAGACAGATATGATATAAACAAAGATCAGTCTTACACAAAATGGGGTTACTATTTACAAAGCGAAGAGCATTACAATATAGGGCGAGCCCATGTATTGGAGAATTTTGCTTTTGATGATTTTAAAACTTATGAAATATACAGAATAATGAAATGGCTATGAGAGAATTAGATCAAATTATAAATAATCAGTTAACTGATAAAAACACAAGGCATTCATACATAAACACCTACAAAAAATTATTTAACCCCATTAGATTTTCTAGTAAAAATATTCTAGAAATAGGTATAGCAGGCGGTGGTGGAGCTCTTATGTTTCGTGATTTTTTTGATAATGCCACAGTTTACTGTGTGGATATCGGTGATAGATCAGACGCTAGATCTGTACTAATGAATCAAGAAAGGATAGTTCCTTTTTTTAATCAAAATGCTTACGACCTATCATTTATTAATGAAAACTTTAACAATAAAAAATTTGATATTATTGTAGATGATGGGCCTCATACAGAGGAGTCGCAACTGTTTTTTCTAGACCACTTTTCAGATTTAATCAATCCTTCTGGGATACTAATTGTAGAAGATGTCAATGGAATTGACTTGGCTCATCGTTTAATAAATAATACTACTTCAAAATTAAACTTAGAAATTATTGACCTAAGACATGAAAGGGTTATTAAAAATTACGACAACATATTGATAATTGGCCGCCCAAACTAATTATTTAGCATTGAAGGCAACAATCCATCAACCCGAACATTTTCCATATATGGGTTTTTTTCAAAAAATTTCCCAAGCGGATGTGTTTGTAGTTCTAGATAATGTTAATTATAGAAAAAATTATTTTCAAAATCGCAATAAAATAAAATTAAAAGACGACAGAGATGACTGGATTACCGTTCCAGTAGAAAAAAAAGCCACATCAAAAATTATAAAAGATGTTTGTGTGTCTAATGATTCTAATTGGAGAAGAAAGATAAATTTAAAAATTAAAGAGAATTTTAATATAGATTTATCTCACATATATAAACACAATTTTTTGATAGACATTAACATGGAAAGTATTATGTGGGCTTTTCATAAATTAAATATTCAGAAAGAAATTATATTTGCTAGCGACCTTAATGTTTCTGGGCATAAATCTGAATTACTCGCAAATATTCTTAAAAAAATTGGCGCTAAAAAATATATAAGTGGTCCATCTGGAAAGGATTACTTAGAAATGAATTACTTTGACGGAATAGATGTTGATTTCTTTGAGCCTAATGTAGAAAATTATTATTCTTGCCTATACAATTTATCATGAATTATTATATAGATATATCGAGCCCTCCCGTAAAAGGATCTAGAAGAATGAGGGGTTTAAATATTGCTAAAATGCTCGGATGTCGTTACGGTAATATCGAACAAGATTATAAAACAATTAAAAACTCAAATGTTATTTTTATCAGAAGGTATCCTCCATTCTTAAGTTTGTCAATTATAAATTATTTAAAATCAAACAACAATAAACTTATCCTTGACTTTCTAGATTCTTCGGAACTAACAATAAAAAATGAAGGTTTTTTTGATCTTATTATTACTAATAATAAGGACATGAATAGATTTTTTACAACTCAAACACATACAATATATCACGGATGGGATTCAGACTTACATCAAAAAATAAAATTAAAACCCTCTAATGAATTAAAAGCTTATTTTTTTGGCAGCCCTGATAAAACTCATTTTTACGACAACTTCTCAAGTTTAGGAATTATTGATTTAAAAACGCTTAAAGGAGAATATGATGTTCATAATCACGAAAACATGGACTCTGTCATTTATGATGGATCAATTAATATATCAATAAGGAAGGGTTATACATCATCAGGAGACCATCATGTTGTACTTCCAGAGTGGGAAACATCAACAAAAGTTGCCACGGCAGCCATGCTAGATAATCTAATTATATCCAGCAAATCTCCATCTTCTCTCGAAATACTTGGAGAAAACTATCCGTATTATGCAGATACTTTAATAGAGCTTGAAGAAAAATTAAATAAATGTAAACAAGATATTAAAAACCAATCAGATGACTTTTTTTTATCTAAAAACATAATGAAGAGAGCGAAAGAGATGTTGTCCCCAGAAAAATTAATAGATAGATGGATGTCTATCGATGAAAAATTATTTTAATTTAAAAATCAATAAAAATCAATGAATAAAAATTCTATAGGTATAATAGGTAATGGGTTTGTCGGATCGGCAATAGTTCACGGTTTCGCTCATTACGTTAATGATGTTAAAGTTTTTGATAAAGATTCAAAAAGATCTTCTCATTCTTTAGGTGAATGCTTAAATCAAGATATAGTTTTTGTATGCCTACCGACCCCAATGTCTTTAGCTGATGACGGTAAGTGTGATTTATCTATAATAAATTCTTTTTTCGAAGACATATCTAGCCATAATCCTGAATGTATTTTTGTTATAAAATCAACAGTTCCAGTTGGCACCACTTATAATTTACAATCTAAATTTAAAAATTTAAAAATTTTACACTCTCCTGAATTTCTTACCGCTAGAACATCTGCATTAGACTTCATTACCCCATCTAGAAATATAATAGGATTCCCAAAAGACTTCTACAACAAACTCGATAATGTGCCTAATAAAGTTGCAGGCCTTTTTAAAGAAAGATTTCCAGGTATCAAAACATTCCTAATGGATAGCGACTCTACTGAAATGATTAAATATATCGCTAACTGTTTTTTTGCGACAAAAATAAGTTATTTTAATGAAGTTAAATTGCTTTGCGATAAGCTGAATTTAAATTTTGGAGACATCATGGAAGGAGTATTGAGTGATGGTAGAATTGGAATTAGCCATTATCAAGTTCCTGGTCACGACGGCTTGCCTGGGTTCGGTGGTACTTGCTTCCCTAAAGACATAAATTCTTTCATTAATTTAATGTGCGATAATGGGATCGATTCTCATGTATTAAAAGGTGCATGGAAAACAAACTTAAAAGTTAGACCAAGTAAAGATTGGGAGAATTTCCCTTCTGCAGTTTCAAAAAAAATAGAAAATAATTTTGACTTATCTGGGTGTGGTCATGATCATATATAAATATTAATAAAATTAAAAAATAAACTTATGAAAAATTTTGATAAAATAAATTTAAACAATATCTCGAATGCTTTTAAAAACTTTAATGATGCAAAACCTTTTAGCCATTGTGTTATTGATGATTTTTTCAAAAACGATATAGCAGACCAGCTTTCCGATGAAATACCTGATTTTGATTCTAACTTTTGGCATGAATATAATAATGCAATTGAGATTAAAAAAACCTGTAATGATTGGAATAAATTTCCTAAATTAACTTATGATACTTTTTCTTTTTTAAATTCCGATATTTTTATTAAATATTTAGAGGGTTTATCTAATAACTGCCCTCTTTTTCCTGACAATGGTTTAAATGGAGGGGGCTGGCATATTCATTCAAATGGTGGAAGATTAAATCCTCATTTAGATTATTCTATTCATCCGAAATTAGGCTTGCAAAGAAAATTAAATATTATTATTTATTTAGAAAAAGATTGGCAAGATGATTGGGGTGGTCATTTAGGCTTGTATTCTGATACTGATTCGGACAAATCAAAGAAGTTAGAAATAGAAATTGAACCAAAATTTAATCGAGCCGTGTTTTTTGATACAACTCAAAACAGTTGGCATGGCTTAAGTCAAGTGGTGAACACTCCAGCTAATTATTGCAGAAAAAGCATGGCTGTATACTATCTTACTATCCCGCCTCAAAACGTTGATGAAAGAGGTAAGGCTTTGTTTGCTCCAACTCAAGATCAAGACGGAGATAAAGAGGTTATTGATTTAATTCATAAAAGATCAAATATAAATTCATCAAAGAACGTATATAAAAAATAACAATATGAAATATGTTGTTGTAGGTGGTGCTGGATTTATCGGCAGTAATCTTACTGATTTATTAATTTCGGAAGGGCATGAAGTTTTAGTGGTAGATAATTTATCTACTGGCTTTGAATCAAATTTAAATAAATCTGCTGATTTACTGACTCTTGACATTTCTCACCCATCAAATTTAGAAAGCCTTACAAATGCAATTTGTGGATATGATGGAATTTTTCATTTAGCTGCTTTGGCTAGAGTGCAGCCATCCATAGAAAATCCATATAAATTTAATAAAACTAATGTCGATGGGACGCTAAACGTTTTGCTTGCAGCTAGAAGTGCTAATATAAAAAGAGTTGTTTACAGTGCTAGCTCTTCTGCATATGGTAACGCAACTATATTCCCTACCCCAGAAGATCACCCAACTGATCCTCTTAGCCCTTACGGTTTACAAAAATTAATCGGAGAGCAGTATTGCAGGGTTTTCCATCATTGCTATGGTTTAGAAACAGTAAGCCTTAGATATTTCAATGTATTTGGTGAAAGGCAATCTTTAGATGGAGCATATAAATTAGTCATGGGGGTTTTTGCTAAACAGAAACTAGAAGGAAAACCCCTCACAATTACTGGTGATGGCGAACAAAGAAGAGATTTTACATATGTAGGAGATGTCGCGAGAGCTAATCTTTTATCCATGCAATCCAATAATGTTGGGATTGGTGATGTTATCAATATAGGCAATGGAGACAATCGATCAATCAATCAATTAGCAGATTTAATTGGAGGAGAAAAAATTTATATTGAAAAAAGATTGGAGCCGAATCAAACTTTAGCAGATAATTCTAAAGCAAAAAAATTATTAAACTGGAGTCCTTCTGTATCTATAGAAGACTGGGTCCCTTCTTATAAAAAATCATTAGGCTTATAAATATGAAAAAAATAATCATAACAGGAGTTACTGGTCAAGACGGCAGTCATATGGCTGACTATCTTATAAACAAGATTAATAAAGAAAACTGTAAATTTAAAATTTATGGAGCTGTCAGGAGATTAAGTGTCTTAAATCATAAAAACATTGAGCATCTTGAGAAAGATAAAAATTTTGAATTAATAGATTTGGATCTAACTGATGCCCATAGCATCAGAGATGCAGTAATCGATTTACAGCCAGATTACTTTATAAATTTTGCCGCTCAGTCTTTTGTTGCTGGCAGTTGGAAATATCCAATACAAACCTGGGGGACTGATGCCGATGCGGTCCTTCATATTTTAGAGGCTATTCGCAGGTTCGCTCCTAATTGTAGATTCTACAACGCAGGATCTTCGGAAGAATTTGGAGATGTTGAATATTCGCCTCAAAATGAGTTACACCCACTTAATCCACAATCTCCTTATGGAGCAGCTAAATGTGCAGCTAGACATCTAGTAAGAGTATACAAAGAATCCTATGGGTTGTATGCTGTTCAAGGCTGGCTATTTAACCATGAAGGATCCAGGAGGGGTATAGATTTTGTGACTAGAAAAATAAGCTATAATATAGCTAAATTTAAATTAGCATTTGAGAATAGAAACATTTTTACCAGCCAACCTACCAGTTTTTCCTTAGGAAATTTAGATGCTCAAAGAGACTGGAGCGATGCAGAAGATTTTATGCATGGTGTTTGGCTGATGCTGAATCAAGATTCTCCCCGAAATTATGTTCTAGCCAGTGGGGAAATGCACACAATTAGAGAGTTTGTTGAAGTCTGCCTTGATTACAGCGGAATTAATTACTACAAATCAGGTTCGGGTATAGATGAAAAATATTTCACAAAAGAAGATGACATTCTTATTCTTGATGTAGATAAAAAATATTTTAGACCAGCTGAAGTTCATGAATTATGTGGTGATCCCTCTTTGGCAGAATCCGAATTAGGTTGGACTAGGAATACAGATTTTAAAGGGTTAGTATACAAAATGTTTTCAAGCGATTATGAAAACCTCAAAAAGTGATTGTATTTTTGTAGCGGGCCATAAAGGTCTAGTAGGGTCTGCGGTTCTCAAAAAGTTAAAAAACCTTGGTTATGAAAATATAATCACCAGATCAAGGGATGAAGTTGATTTAAGCAATCAAGAAGATGTTGATAACCTTTTCAAAAACTTAAACATTGATCATGTTATATTATGTGCAGCAAAAGTTGGCGGAATACATGCAAATAATACATGTAGAGCTGAATTTATATCAGAAAACCTATCTATAGGTCTTAATGTAATAAAATCAGCACACAAGCATTCGGTCCGAAAACTCATCAATTTGGGATCTTCTTGTATTTATCCCAAAAATTTTGACTCTTTAATTAAAGAAGAAGATTTACTAACTGGAAAGCTCGAACCCACAAACGAGCCTTATGCTATCGCTAAAATAGCAATACTTAAAATGTGTGAATCTTTTTACGATCAATATGGATCAAACTTTTATTCATTAATGCCCTGCAATATGTATGGGCCGAATGATAATTTTGATTTATTTACATCTCATGTGCTTCCAGCTTTAATACATAAAGTTCACCTAGCAAAAGAAAACCAAAGCCCTAATGTCGAATTATGGGGCAGTGGAAACCCTTTGAGGGAGTTTTTGTTTTCTGAAGATTTGGCTTCAGCAATAGTTTTTTGTCTTGAAAATGTCAATGCTAAAGATGTGTACTCTCAAAATATATCTCATCTTAACTGTGGTTCTAATGATGAAGTTAGCATTCTTGAACTTTTAAAAAAAATAAAAAAAATCATAGGATATCAAGGTGAAATTATTTTTGATAAATCTAAGCCAGACGGAACTTTTAGAAAAAAATTAGACAATTCAAGGATTTCTTCTCTAGGATTTTCTCCGCAAACTTCTCTTGAGGAAGGCCTTATAAAATCCTATAAGTCTTTTTTGTCAAAAATAAAAAAATAATCTTGTCATATATTATTTTATATGTTAGTATTTACATACTCTTGTTCTCTAGATTTATTGAGAATATACAAATTATCTGTGTAAAAAAACAACATGCAAATTAAAGTTAAAAAACGTAATGGTAGGCTCGAAGAATTTAATGTAGAAAAAATAAATGCAAGTGCTCAAAGAGCTTGTGAAGAGATAGAGGATGTGTCCGCAAGTGAAGTTGTACTAGACGCACAATTACAACTATTCGACAAAATAACTACAAAAGAAATAGACAAGGCTCTAATCTTTTCAGCCAGAGAAAAGATAGAAAAAGAACCTAATTATTCCTTTGTTGCTGGCCAGCTTCTATTAAACACTTTATATAAAGAGGTGTTTAGAGAGGGAGTGGCTTCTGATACATTTAAGTTGCAATATAGAAAATGCTTCATACAAAACATTCGAAAATTAGTTAAAGAAAAAAGATTAGATAACCGCTTGTTAGAATTCGATTTATTAAAACTTTCTGAAGCTTTAAAAATCAGAAGAGATAAAAACCTCAAATATCTTGGAGTTCAGATTTTGTACGATAGATATTTTTTAAGGCTAGATGATAAAATCATGGAAGCCCCACAATCTTTTTACATGAGAGTCGCAATGGGTTTAGCCCTCAATGAAGAAAATAAAAATGAAAGAGCTATCGAGTTCTATGATTTAATTAGCAAGCAACTTTATACCCCTTCTACCCCAACCCTTTTTAATAGTGGAACTACTCACTCACAACTTAGCTCTTGCTATCTTAACACTTTTGATGATAGTATTGACGGTATTTTTGACGGCGCTTGGCAAGAAGCTCGTAAATCAAAGTATGCTGGTGGTCTTGGTCTTGATGTTACCCCTTTTCGTTCTACAGGTTCTCATATTCATGGAACTAACGGCATTTCTAGCGGCTTGGTTCCTTGGCTTAAAATATACAATGATTTATTGGTTGCAGTAAATCAAGGTGGCAAGCGTCCAGGTGCTGGCTGCGCTTATTTAGAACCTTGGCATTTGGATTATGAAGACTTTTTAAATCTTCGCAGAAATACTGGAGACGATAGGCTTCGTTGTCACGACATGAATACAGCTTCTTGGATTCCCGATGAGTTTATGCGTAGAGTTCAGGGCGAGGATATTTGGTATTTCTTTGATCCAAAAGATGCAGATCTTCATGACAGGTTCGGAGAAGATTTTGACAAAAGATACAATGAGCTATGTAATAAAGCTGAAGAAGGTTTAATAAAAAACTATCGGACAATCCCAGCTAAAGATTTGTGGAAAAAAATGTTAAAGGTGCTATTTGAAACCTCTCATCCATGGAACACTTTTAAGGATCCTTGCAACATTCGATACACAAATCAGCATAAAGGAGCGGTTAGAAGCTCTAATTTATGCACTGAAATTACACTACACACTAAACCATCTGAATACCATAAAGGAGAAAAAACTAAAATTGGTGAAACTGCAGTCTGTAATCTAGGATCGGTAAATGTATTAAATCATTTAGATAAAAATACAGAAATAGATTTTGATAAATTGAAAAACACAATCCATACTGCGGTTAGAATTTTAGATAATGTTATCGATATAAACTTTTACCCAACTAAAGAAGCTAGTAATTCCAACCTTAAAAACAGGCCTGTGGGTCTTGGAGTAATGGGCATACATGATGTTCTTCATGTTAAAAATATATCTATTGATAGTGAAGAAGCCGTAGATTGGAATAATTCTTTTTTTGAATTTTACAGTAGAGAAGCCATATCAGCCAGTTCAAATTTAGCTAAAGAACGTGGGGCTTACGAAAACTACGAAGGTTCATTATGGTCTCAAGATATTTTTCCAATAGATAGTTGGAACAATCTTCATTCATACAGAAATTCCAATCCAGGCAAAGGGGAATCTTTAGATTGGTCAAAGGTCAGAGAATCGATTAGATCTAATGGGATGCGTAATAGTAATGTCATGGCTATTGCTCCAACAGCAACCATTGGCTATATAAACGGTGTTGAGCAAAGTATTGAACCCAACTTTTCTGTATTATTTGTTTACGAAAATAAAAGCGGCAATTTTTATATTACAAACCCTCATTTTGTGAAAGATATGAAAGACAGGGGTCTTTGGAACACTGAAGTTGCTACTTTAGTTAAAAGCTGTGACGGAGATTTGTCTCTCTTTGATGGCTCTATTCCTGACGATATCAAAGAAAAATATAAAACAGCCTTTGACCGTGATATGTTAAAGTTAATTGAATGTAATGCATCCAGGCAGAAATGGATTGATCAAGCCGTCAGTTTTAATCTTTATAACAAATCAACATCTCTTAAATATTTAAATGATATATATATGGCCTGCTGGGAATCTGGATTAAAAACCACTTATTATTTAAGAAATAGAGCAGCTAGTAAAATTGAAAAATCTACATCTCAAGACATCCGAAGCAATCAAGAATCTGAAGCGAATGCTTGCAGTATAGAAGCCATGCGTAATGGAGGGACATGCGAATCATGCCAATAATTAAAAAAGCCTCTGGCGTAACTATATGTTTTGAGGGAGAAATTCTTCTTGCTAAAAGATGCGAAACATGGGAAGGTAAACCAATACCTCTTGGCGGATATTGGAGCATCTTTGGTGGCACTATTGATGAGGGAGAAAACCCAATGAATGCTGCTATTAGAGAACTTTACGAAGAATCTCATATAAAAATAGATTTGCATCAATTAAATTACACAAAAGATTTGTATTCAGATTTTAATGGAGTAACCACTCAATTTTCTGTATATTTTGCAAGCTCATGGCATAAACCAGAAGTCATTCTAAACGAAGAGCATACTGAATACATTTGGTATCCTCTTGAAAAAATAGATGAATTTCCATATAATATACAGAAAGATTTAATAGATTGTATAGTTATGTACAAGGATAGTCTTTATAAATTTTAACCCAAATAATATTATGATTGAATTCTATAATGTAAAAAAGAAAACTAAAGTGCAGGTTTCCGAATCTAATGTAGAAAAGAAAACTTATGAAAGAATTACCAAATCTGGTAAGAAAACTATTCGGTATGCATTGGCTGCAGTTGACGATGACGGCACAAAGCTAACTAAATTCTGCAGTAAAGATGTTTATGATAGTTTAGGGTAATGGGTCCTATTCTTAATACCATATTAGGTGCAGGCATAAAACTTGCCTGCAACCTCATCAATTCTTGGCTAGAACAAAAACGTCAAGATCAGATGATGCTTGCGGCAAGAGATACTGCGATGCTTGAAGCCATTATTAAAAATCAGGAGCAACAAGCTAGTGATCCTTTTGTTAAAGCTACCCGTAGAATATTATTTATGACGATAACATTTACCATGTGTTATCTTATGATTTATTATGCTCACAATCCTACAATTACTTATGATGTCATTGTCCCAAAGGGGGATGGTGCAAAGTGGGGTTTCTTTAGCTGGATATTTGGCGGTAAAGAATGGGAAGTAGTGACATTGAGTGGCGGATTAATGCTCAGCTCTTTTATTGACTTATGTTTTATGGTTGTTGGTTTTTATGCTATTCCAAGTAAGAAACGATAAAATAGTGTAATTTGTTTTGACATGAATCTTCAAAAACTTAAAAACAAAATACATCAATTCTCAAATTCTTCTGATTTTCAAAATGCTTTTGATCAATTAAAAGCTGATATAAGAGAAGCTGTAAATTCTGAAGAGCCTGGCGACCATAAACCTTATTATACAAATCATGTGGCTAGGGAGCTTTTTCAAAAGGCTTCTGACTTTGGATTAGACCATTTGATCGAAGGAGAAGTTGATGCTGGATTCAGACCTTTTCCTGGAGACACAACTTTTTTAGGTTCTTGATATACATAATCTTTATAGCTTGGCTGCTACTGTCTGCTTTTCTTTTTTTTAAATTTAAAAAAAGATTAAAAAATGTAGAAGATATAGAAAAAGATAATTTTCTATTAAAGGGTAGGATAAAAGAGATAGAGCAAGACTTCTCTGCTCGCGAAAATACATACAAACATAATTTATCCACACTGCAAGAGTCTTTTAAATTAGAAAGGGAGTCTATACAAGAAAAGAAGGTAGAAATACAAGCAAAAGAAAAAGATTACGAGATTGCTATAGAAAAGCTCAAAGACGAGCTTAAAGAACAAGAAAAACTAAAGGCTAAAGTTACATCTCAAAAGAAAAGCAGTGAAGTTAGACTTGGCCATATAGCAGAAACCCTAGCTCCGTTTCTAGATCAGTTTGAATTCGAACCAGAAGAATGTAGTTTTTTAGGACAGCCTATAGATTATATTTCTTTCGGTCAAGATAGTGTTACATTCATAGAAGTTAAAAGCGGAAATAGTCAATTAAGTGCCAAACAAAGAAAAATAAGAGACCAAATAAAAAATGGAAAAGTGAAATGGACAGAAGTTAGAATAAATTAGTGTATATCTATATGTAAATGACTAATCTAATTTCAGAGAAATATCGTAATGAAATGCGTTCAGCAATGCAGGATATTCATGATACTTTCTCTAGACCCATTTACTATTTTAAAGAGGCCAAAACTGTGGTTCTGTCAACGCAACCCAGTTATAACCCTATTTATCAGCAAAACTCAATAACCCAACAAACCTTTAAAAGAATTACTCAATCAGGTTCTTTTAATGCAAGAATACAGTATGATACAGACAAATCTACTGATCAATTTTCTAGTTATCAAGTTAATTCTCAATTGAAACTTAAATTGCCCGATGGGTATGTTAGGATAAAAGTTGACTACTGTGGTTATGAACAATTAAAAAGTACAAAAAGATTAGATTTTGATGGCAGGAGGTTCTCAGTTGAAAGTGATGTAAGACCTCACGGATTGTTTAGGCCCCAGCATTTTACTTTCTATTTGCTTCCAACTGAAGAGGCTGGTGCTGGTAGTGAATTGAAGGACATAGTCGGCTACCCACTAGGAACATGTCAGGCTAGTGCTGGAATAAATGATGTTGTAGCATATCCAAGTTCAGATTCAAATACTGCCAGCGACCTTGGAATTGAAAATATTAGCAATGGTATATTTAATGAAGGTCCTAATGCAAGTATTTCTTCATTATACTCTCAAGGTCAACATCTTAAAAAGAAATTAGACTTGAAATTTTCTTCTTGACTATATTTGTTTTTTCTTTTATAATATTATTTTATTATAAATAATTTAGTCTTTTTCCTAAAATTAAACGATATATAAAATACTATGGATACAAAAACAGGAGAGCTTTTAACTAAAAACATTGCTGGAGTAAACAGAATACTTCCCCACAAGCACAAATATGCATGGGATTTGTTCTTAAAAAGCTGTGCTAATAATTGGATGCCTACAGAAATTAGCATGCAGAATGACATTAAACAATGGAAAAATAATGAAATAACAGAAGATGAAAAATTACTTGTTAAACGTTGTCTTGGGTTTTTTGCTGGATCTGAGTCTCTTGTTGGTAATAATTTGCTACTATCCGCTTTTCGCTTTATTACAGATGCTGAATGTCGTCAATACATACTTCGTCAAGCCTTTGAGGAGAGCCTTCACAACCTTACTGTAGTATATATTTGTGACAGTTTAGATCTTGATATTGAAGAAGTTTTTGCTGCATATGAAAACATCCCCAGTATAAAAGCTAAAGATGATTTTCTCATGAACATAACTAATGATATTAGTCGCCAAGATTTTAATTCTACAACTAAAGAAGGAAAGCAAGAAATTTTACGTAACTTTTTGACTTATTGGATTGTCTGTGAAGGTACATTTTTCTTTAGTGGGTTTGCTATGCTTCTTGCCCTTGGAAGACAAAACAAGCTCCAAGGCATTTCTGATCAGATTAAGTATACATTAAGAGATGAAAGTTCTCATATTGCTTTTGGAACTTACTTAATAAATACACTTATTGAGCAAAATCCCGATATCTGGACAAAAAAAATCCAAGATGAATTTGTATCTCACATTAAAAAGGCCGTTGAGTTAGAGATTGCTTATGCTCATGATGTTTTACCTACAGGTATTCTAGGTTTAAATGCTGACATGTTTGTAGATTACATGCATTACATTGGCAATCGTAGGTTAGAAGCCATTGGTCTAGATTATCGTTTTCCTAGTGATAAAAATCCATTCCCTTGGCTTGGTGAAGTTGTTGATGTTCAAGCAATGGGGAACTTCTTTGAAAGAAGAGTCAGAGAATATCAACAAAGCGGTTCTCTGGAAGATGATTTTTAATGGAACTTAAAGATTTTACATTTTTATTGTCTTTTTCGAATGTAAGCGAAAAAAGAAACAGAAACTTTTCTTTCGTTTTAGGTTTTCTAAATTCTTTTAACTGTAATATTGTTATTGCTGAACAGGTTTTTAAAACAGGCAAAAGCGATGAAACATTTAAAAAAGAAAATTTAATTCACATTAAACATTACAGCACTGAGAGATTCAAGAAGTCTTATTTATATAATCTAGCGGCTAAGCACTCAGACACACCTTATTTATGGTTCCTTGACTGTGATGTGGTCCTTCCAATACATGAGATTGTAAAGCAAATTCAAGGGGAAAAAATTATACAACCCTTTAGTTATATTTTTAATTTAGACGAAGAACAATCTGATCTTTTCATTTCGGGAGCAGAACCTTCTATTGAAAATTCAACATCGGATTCATTTTTTTCAAAGTACTCTTTCATAATAGATAGGTCTGTTTTTTTGAAAACTGGAGGTTTTGATGAAAGGTTTAAAGGATGGGGCTGGGAAGATTTAGACTTTTGTCTTAATAAATTAAAAAGTCGCGATATTTTTGTATGTAAAAATATTGCAGGCTATCATTTACATCATGAAAAAGCTTCTCGACATAACGATAGACTTAATTATAGAATTTTTAAAAAAAACCAAGGATTGTCTCCTCTCTTAACTCTTTGCATAGATTTTTATTCTATCGGTTTTGACTCTGCAGTTTTCCACAATTTATTAAAATATTTCTTTTGTTTTAAAGACTCTTGCAATCTTTGCATTTTCTTAAATAAGGAAGATGCAGATAATTTTCTAAAAATTGATTTTTTAGAACCTTTTTTAGGGGAAGGATTTATTTCAATTTTTCTTTGTGAATCGAATGATTTACCAACTCATTCATTGTATAACTATTTAGGACATTTAAGTATTGGAGATAATTTTTACATACCAAAATCTGTATTAGACTTAAATCAAATTGTTTTAATGAAATTGCTTGATATGATAAACTCTAAAAAAAGAAATCTTTTTGAAATTAATTTCTTTAATGGATCTCTTTGCTTTAAGAACTTGTTTGATTTTTCTCATGGATTTGGAGATTCTTTGAATTTGATCTTTCAAGAAGACTTGTCTCTTTTTATTCCTGAAAATCTTTACGAATCAAATTTAAATATCGAAACTAAATTTAGTTATTTAGATTTATCCGACTTTAAATTCAAAGAACTTTAACATTGACTTTTTGCTTTATATTTGAGATAATATATATAAAATATTTTTATGCTCGAACACAAAGACAAACAAAAAATAATCGAAAAAAACTTACATATTCCTAAAAAAAATGCTAGCGTTTTTTGGTCTAGAGAAATAAAGCTATTTAATTCAATTTACAAAAAATTTCCTCATGAAAAATTCTGGAAGTCTCTCAATACAAGTTTTAAATTAAACAGTTTATCTTTCTTTAAAACAAAAGAAGGAGAGGAAGAACTTTTAAAAAAATTAAAATCTTTTAATTTGGGCTTACTATACAAGCCTAGAGAATTTCCCCAAATTACTATTGGAGAAAAGTGCGGAGAGGATATAAAATATACAGAAATAAAAAAAACATTAAAACAATTCCTTAAAGATGACAGAAACAATAAATAAAATAAATAAATTCTTATCTGAAAAAGATAATAAAAAGTATCATTACAATTTTTACGAAGAAGACGAATATAAAATTTCATCTGGTAGTATTAATTTGGATTTTGCATTAGGTGGTGGGCTTCCTTCAGGAGCTCACAGATTTACAGGAGTAAATGAAGGTGGGAAAACAAGCTGCGCATTAACTGTTGCCAAAAACTTTCAAGATCATTTCGGGGACAAAGGTATGGTTGTTTATGTTCGCAGTGAAGGCAGATTAGCTAGAGAAGTTGTAGAAAGGGCTGGTCTAAACACTTCTCCTGAAAAATTTTTTAAATTTGATTGTAATGTTTTTGAGAAAGTGTTTCAGTTGATAAGAGAGCTTGTCTTAGAAAACGAAGAAGATAAGAAATTTCTCTTCATTATTGATAGCGTTGATGCTTTGTGTAGAATTGGAGATATAGACAAGCCTTTTGATGAATCTGAGCAAGTCGCTGGAGGGGCATTAGTTACTTCAGTCTTTCTTAAAAAGATGGTTCTTCCTATAACTAAAATGGGGCATATGATGATTCTCACTTCTCAGGTTAGGGTTGAAGTTGCCGCAAACCCATATGCTTCTAGAGGCGGACCTAAAGTTAAGCAAGCTGGAGGCAATGCAGTTAAACATTACTCAAACTTTATTCTTGAATTTCAAGAAAGGTATTCGAATGATATTATATATCCCAATCCTTCGGCCTCTAAAATAGAAGATAAAGGAAACCCCATTGGACACTTTTGTAAAATTATTTTTCGAAAAAGCGTTAACGAAAAAACAGGGGCTGTAGTTAGATACCCAATAAGATATGGTAGAAAAAATGGCAAGAGCATATGGACTGAAAGAGAATTAATAGAGATGATGAAGTTATGGGGTTTTATAGAGCAAAAAGGAGCATGGATATCTTTCGATCAAGATGTTTTGGATTTGTTTTTATCTGCAAATTTGGAAGTGCCTGAGAAAGTTCAGGGGGAATCAAAGCTCTTGTCACTAATAGAAGAAAACGAATCTATTAAAGATATCATTCTCAATCATGTTAATTCAACCCTAGATGAAATTTAAGACTCTTCAAGGCAGTTTAAAGAGAGTTCCTAAAATTAAAAAATATTTAATTGATTGGGATGAGCCGAGTAAAAGTAAATTACAATATTCTGTTAAGTCTTTCTTGCATGATTTTTGGAAAAACAATGTTGTTTTTGAAGAGTTTCCTGTGGCTGGAACTAGATTGTCTTTAGATTTTTACAACGCATCTAAATCTGTAGCTATTGAGGTTCAAGGGGCTCAACACAGACGATTTGTTTCTCATTTTCACGGAGGTCATAAATTAAATTACCTCGATCAAATAAGAAGAGACAAACAAAAATTAGAATTTTGCGAGCTTAATTCTATTAAATTAATAGAAGTTTATGATACAGACAAATTATCAAAGGAATTATTTTTTAAATTAGGTCTTGATTTATAGTGTATAAATAAATGATGAATAGAGATTTAAATTCAATGCCTAAGTTTCAAATTCCAGAAACCTTCTTAGAACAATTGTATGAGTTTACGGGAAATAAAGAAGGTAATGCTGGTTTTGTATTGAGCTATGTTGATGATAACGGTAAAGCTCTTATATATAGTAGAGCTAGTTGTGAAATTATAGACATGGGCTTGAGAAAAGCTTTAGAGCATTATTTAATTGAAAGAGAAGAGGGAGAAAGCTTAGGTAAAAATCAATAAATCATTGACTGCGTTCTACAAATATGTTATTATATTTGAATGCAGTTATATAATTTAGATTTAGAAAAACATTTTTTAAGCGGTTTATTACAAAATCCAGAAAGCTATTTTGATATATCTTCTTTTTTCTCTAGTCGAGATTTTAGCACAGATCAAAGTTCTGTCCATAGTTCTTTATTTTCTGTAATTAAATCTTTTATAGAGTTAAATCAAGATTTAGATCCATATTTAATATCTGAAAAAATAAAGGCTACAGGAATTTCTTTTGAGGATGGAATTAACCCTTTAGAATATATACAGTCTTTATTTTTAAGAAAAGTATCTGCAAAATCTTTAATAGATACAGCAAGGGCTTTAAAGAAATTAACTCTTAAAAGAGATTTTTTCCAAACAGGGAAAGACCTCGCTACATCTATTGCGAAACTAGGCGATGCAGAATATGATGAAATAATATCGACTGCTGATCGCATATATAATTCAAGAATAAACCAATACGAAAATTCAGATAGTCTCCCAGTTAATATTTATGATTCCATGGAAAAGATGGTGGAAGATAGGGGGAATAACCCTATTGATGACTTTGGTCTCGTTGGTCCGCATCAAAGATTACATGAAATTTATGGGTCTTTACTTAGGCCAGGAAATATAACAGTTATTGTTGCTAGGTCAGGCATAGGGAAAACTCAATTTTGTATGGATTTTTGTTCTAAAGTTTCGGCTATGAACGAAAATACACCCATTTTACATTTTGATAATGGTGAAATGAGTTTTGAGGAATTGACTAATAGACAATGTGCGGCAATGTCTGGTGTTCCTCTTTCTTTAATTGAAAGTGGAAGGTGGAGGCATGCTGGAGATACAGTGGTTAATAAAGTTAGAGCAGTCTTTAAAAAAATTAAAGAATTAAAATTTTATTATTATAATTGCGGTGGTATGTCTGTAGATGAGATGGTTAATACCGTAAAAAGGTTTTATTATGCAAAAGTGGGTAGGGGCAATCAAATGATTTTTAGTTTTGATTATATAAAAACCACCTTTCAACCTTCTGGTAATAAAACTGAATGGCAGGTTGTGGGCGAGATGGTTGATCGTTTTAAACGTCTAATCGCCAAAGAAATATTATTTGAAAGAAATCCTGTGATATCTATGATCACGAGTGTTCAAATGAATAGGCTAGGTACAAGTAGAAATCGTAGTTCTGACAATATCGTGGAAGATGAAACTGTTGTGTCTTTATCGGATAGAATTACTCAATTTTGTTCGCATATGTTCTTGTTGAGAAGTAAAGAGCCTGAGGAAATATCTGAAGAAGGAAGTTTTGGAACACACAAGTTAACAAATATAAAAGCTAGACACTTAGGTCAAGATCCAATGGGTGAAATTGAGCCCGTTCAGATGGATGACGGAGTATTAAGAAGGAATTATATCAGTCTAAATTTCGAAAACTTTAATATTACTGAAGTTGGAGATTTGAGAGATCTAAGAAATCGATTAAGAGTATCTGGCATAGAGCCAGACCAAGACGGAGAGAACCAGTTACCTATATTATTTCAATAATTATGTCGTCTAAAGTAGATTACAAAAACACCTTAATATCTTTAGGTTATTCCTTGCAAGATAGGGGGGATTATTGGCAAACAAATGCCTTATTCAGAAAAGGAGATAATAGAACAGCCATCCAAATATGGAAAGATTCTGGAGTATGGAAAGACTATGTTGAAAATTCTCCTTTCATGCCTTTCAATAAACTAGTTCAACTCACTCTTGGATCAACAGATTCTGAATTAACTAATCAATCTCTACAGTTTAGCTCTGATCCTTTATTACACTCAAATTATTATATTAAAACTTATATAGAAATGGAAAAAACATACCCAGAATCATACTTAGATAGATTACTGCCTCATTTTTCTTTTTATGAAGATAGAGGTATATCTACTGAAATTTTAAAAAAATTTAAATGCGGGTTAAGTACAGAAGGAAAAATGTATCAAAGAATTATTTTTCCTATATATGGCCTTCAAAATCAAATACATGGATTTTCAGGTAGAGACATATCTAAATATAAAGATAGGCCGAAATGGAAGCATATAGGCATTAAAACAAAATGGATTTACCCACATCATCTTTCAGCACCCTATATATCGTCTTCTAAAGAAGTTATATTAGTAGAAAGCATTGGTGATGTTTTAAATTTATACCAGAATGGCATATATAATGTCTTATGTTGTTTTGGCACAATGGCTTCTGCTTCTGTTTGTTCTTACCTTTCAGCTTTTAGCATTAATAAAGTTGTGATTGCTTTTAATAATGATCATGATAAAGAATTGAATGCGGGTCTAGAAGGCTCTATAAAAACTTTTTATAGATTATTAAATGTGTTTGATTATGACAAAATAATTATTCACTTACCATTTCGAAATGATTTCGGAGATATGAACTCTGAAGATTTATTAGCCTGGAAAAACGATAAAGATAATTTATCATATGATTACGAACAAGTTATACAAAAGTCTGAGTTTATGATCAAAAAGGGTAGATCAAGCAAAGACTTTATAAATAACTTAAATAAATTAAAAAAAATATTAAAAGAAAATGACTTCTTCGAACGTCTTATCAGCAAGTAAAATCAAAACTTTACAGACTTGTACATGGAAGTATTGGTGCTCTTATGTATTAAAAATACCTCAAGAATCTAATTCTGGGGCTAGTAGAGGTTGGATATCCCATTTAATATTCGAATTGCTCGGAGAAAAGAAACATTACAAGAAATATAAAAAAATAATAAATAGCGGAACTACATATGCTTGCAATTCTGTTTACAGATTAATTAAATATCATGCAAAAAAGCTAGATGTTTACAATGAAGAAGATATGGAGTTGATAGACTGTTTTATAATGCGAGGCTTGTTGTATGATTTTTTTGGCAAAGATCATAAAAAACCAAGTAAAGCAATTTCAGAACAAGATTTTAATCTTCAAATAGAAGAAGATGGAAAATCATACTCCATGAGAGGTTTTATTGATAAACTTTTTATTTACGACAAGGGGTCTCATGCACTCATTAGAGATTTTAAAACAAGCAAACAAAAATTCAAAGGCAAGGAAATAACAGATAACCTGCAAAATTTAATGTATTGTCTGGCCGTAAAGAAGCTTTTCCCTAAAGTTAAAACTATTGATGTTGAATTTCTTTTTTTAAAATTCTCCCTAGATAGTGATTTGCTTGGTGGAGATGGCCCTGGAGTTATGAAAATGGAAAGAATTTCAGATCTAGAGTTAGAAGGTTTTGAGTATCAACTTACAGCGATTAATGATTATTTAGATGGTTTTACTGAAGATGATGCCAAAAGTGGTTATGCGGCCACACAACCATATCCTGCAGATGGCACATTTGGGGGACCCCTTGCTTGCGGAAAAGAAGGCTTTAAAAAGTCGAGAGGAGAATTTGTTTTAGATAAAGAAGGCAATAAAATCCCTAATTTTATATGCGATTGTCGTTTACCTTTTGATTATTATGAATTATTAGATTTAAATGGCGATCTAGTTAGCACTTCCAAGTGTGTCCCATCAGAAGTTCAAACTGGATTTAGTGTTGTTAAAAAAAAATACCCAGGATGCCCTCATTTTTTTGAAAAAAATAATTTTCTCGTGTAATATTTTGTATGGCAGTACTAAGAGATAAAAAAACCAATACCTTGCTTTTTGTCAAGGGTCCCCTTTTATTAAAGAAAAAACACAGCACTTTAAAATTTAGAGCTGTAGAATCTTAATTGATATGAGTAGAGTTATACCACATAAGTCAAGAGGAGCAGGGATTTCTTATGTCCAGAGCCCAGCTCAACCAAGGAAAGATAACTGGAAAGATACTGCTCCTCCAGGAGTTATTGTTAAACAGGCTGGCTTTGGAAATAGTACTCCTAGCGCCGCATTTACCAACGCCTACGGTCAAACTAGTTCATTACTAGGTCACAAAGGTGTTCCTCAACCTATAGAGATTGAGGATATATATTCTGACATTGAAGTCAGATACCCAGCTAAACGTCATAAAAGCTTAGGTTATTTTAATGGAGGGTTTCCTTTTTTGTTGCCAAATACTTCTGATTATTTACAGCCTCCAGTAAACGAAATATTTATTAATGGCTCTCGTGTAGATTCACCTTCTAGAAATGTTGGTATAGCAAAACAGTACAATACAGGAATTTATGTAGAAAACCTAAACCCTAGTCAAGGTCATCTTGGTGGAGGATTTCCTATTTCAGCAAGCACTATTAGTGGTAGTGGTTTTTATCAAGGTTACGATTTTGATGCCAAAATAGTTACTGTAAATAACTTTTTTAATTTAGCTTGTATCGAGACCGATTTCGTTATAAGAACCATTAAAGCTCCAGCTGGATACGAGACTGGTTATTGTTATAATTCAGATGACACCAGTGAAGAAGGCTTACAATATGTAACACAAGATTGGGAGGTTGTAAATTCTTATGATGAAACTGCTTATTTACCGAATTTAAGGCAATATCCCGATGAAACTGGAGTCCATAGTGAAATTTCTATCTCAGATAATGGCTTGATGGATGCGACTGGATTGAATTATTCATCAATTCATATAACTGGAGAAGACATCGGGCCCAATGCTGATTTTTTTGTTCCGATTACAATTCAGCCAGATAATACAGGGGCTTTCGTAATTACTTTAGATGAAGGTGTTGCTGAGTATTTTGAGTTATTACCTAGTTATGGAAATAAAAAAGCATTCAACTGTAATATGATGTTTGATTTTCAAATAGGGTCGAGAGATCATGAAGGATTCGAAAGATCAACTATAGATTATCACATTTTTCCAACTAAAGCTTATATAGTTCCAGCCTTGAATTGGGATTTCGAAGTTGTCTCTTCCAAGGTAAAAGGTATATATTATCAATATCCTTTTTTGAAGAACGCTCGTTATGCAGGTGATAACGCTAGCTTCATAGATAAAAGAATGCCTGAAAACAGTACGCCTCTTGTTTTCCCTTATTCTTTAACCACTTCAACCGTTTATGGATCTTATGAAATAAATTATAACGGTATTAATTATACTCACGCTCCTTTTGAGGTTAGACCGAATTATTTAAATAATTTTTATGGAACTCATTATATTCTCGAAGACTCATTAACTTATCTATCTCCCACTAAAAAACTTTTGTCAGATTCTGAAACTCAATCAAATACATATATTCAAAAGTTTATTAGTAATGGTGATTATTCAACTGATGGCTGGGGTAGTGATCCATTGACATTTAGAGCTATAGCTAGAAATGCATCAAAATTAGAAGTTGAATTGATGACAGAACATTATCAGGGCAAAAGTCTTGATGAAGACTCTGGAAAAAAAGATATCTATAAGTTCAAAGCTTCGGATTTTACATTATCACCTTATTCGTTTGGAGGCATTAATAATAGTCCTTTTGTTAACAGCAATTTAGATCCAGATGAAAATCCATATAAACGAAGACAATTTAATAACAGAAGGTTGCCTGAATTAGGTATTTCTTCACACGTTATAGCTCAGAAAATAAAAGATTTAACTTACCCACTTCCAGACTTTAGAAAGATTGGCTCTGCTGGATCTATAGAAAATATAAGAGCTGGCAGAGAAGCTATTTCAAGCGAACAAGATGCTTCAGAACTTACTCTTAATAAGCTTTATAAAGAGCGTTCCGACGACACACTACTTCCTAAATTCCCTAAGCCTACAACACCACCTCGTGCTGTGTTCAGGACGACTGCAATGTAAAATTCTAAAAAGGAGATTTCGATATTAGAGGTAATGGAAAAGAATCGGTAGACCTAGATGAGGTTTTAATCGTTGGAAGTGAAATTGGCGACTCATATGTCTTGCCTCAGTTTACATTCGTAAACGGCAATAGAGTCATTTCTAAACCAGTAAGAAGCTCATACCTTTTCAGAAAATTAAAAGAAGAAGAAAACAATCAAGAACAAAAGGAGGATTAGATGAAATACCTATTATTAGGGTCAGCTGTTTTTTTATCATCAATAGCTGCTTATTTTAGTATAGCAGGTTTAATAACTATATTTCCAGGAGCTATAATATCAATTATAGTCATGGCATTTGGTTTAGAGTTGGCTAAAATTGTAGTCGCGGTGTGGTCTCACACTAATTGGGATTTAATTTCTAGATTAACTAAACTTTATTTATCTTTTGCTGTTATAGTCTTAATGGCTATAACCAGCACTGGGATTTTTGGATTTTTAAGTAAATCTCATATAGAACACAATTCAAACATATCATTTCTTGAACAGTCTCTATCTGAAACAGAAAGAAAAATCCAGTTAGAGAACGAAATTATATCTCGAATTAAATCTCTTATTGACGAAAAAAAAGTGTCAATGTCTCAAGACAAAAACTCTAATAAAGATTCCCGATCCTCTATAGAAGCACAAATTCAATCTATATACGAGAGAGAAGACTCTAGAATTCAACAAATAAATTCAGAAATCAAATCAAATAAAGAGAGGCTTACTGTTTTAGATGATCAACTTAATCAACTGAGAAATCAAAAAACAGGATTCTTCTCTAGCAATAAATCTAAAATCGAAAAATTAGAACAAAGCCAATCTAAAGAAAGAGAATATATTTCATCTCAAATTGAGTCTTTAAACAATTCTATCGCAGAAACAAGAAATGCCTCAAAGAAAGAGTCCGATCTTTTACGAGAAAAAATATCTCAACTTAGCTCTCAAAAATACGAGATAGATCCACAAGATTTAAAGTTTATTGAAGAACAACAGGTTTTAATTAATAATGCCTTGCAATCTATAGAAAATTTAAATTTAAAAAAATTTGAAGCAGAGAGTAAAGTTTTAAAATTCGAGAACGAACTCGGGCCTATAAAATACATTTCAGAACTAGTTAATGATCTAACAGGAAGCGATCTTGATACTGAATTTGCGGTTAGAATAGTGATAGTTTTACTGGTTTCTGTGTTTGACCCGTTAGCTATTGTGATGATAGTTTGCGCCTATAAAGACATACACAGAAATCAAAACCCCGAATCTGCTATAGGGTCTTTTGTTGAAGAGAGTGAAGCCGTAAAAGAAGAACCAAATCCAACGAAATACCCAGAAGAGAAATCAAAAAAAATTCTGGATTATAAATTTGACCCAGCAAAAAAGATCTGGCAAAAAATTTCCAGAAGAAAATATCCTTGATTTTTATTTTGTTTTATGGTATGATCTTTTCATGCCTAAAATATTGCCTTTATTCAAATCTCATTATTCTATAGGCAAGAGTATTTTGCGTAATGATTTAAAGTCTTACGAAACACATCCAGACTTAAATATTTTCAATTTAGCTAAAACACACAACCTAAATGAAGTCACTATCGTAGAAGACTCCATGACTGGCTTCTTAGAGTCCTTAAAAACTTCAGAACAGCTAAACATCAATCTTCAATTCGGATTAAAAATTTTCTTAAATATCGACTCTGATAACTCTTGCTTAGGTTCTAAATATATAATTTTTTCAAAAAATCAGCAAGGATGTAAGTTATTAAATAAAATTTCAAGCGAATCTTCTTTCAAAGAAAAATTTTCTTTAGAGAACTTGAAGCAATTATGGAGTAATGATGACCTTATAATGGGGATACCTTTTTATGATTCTTTCTTATTTCAAAATCTTATGTTTTTTGATTCTTGTATTCCTGATTTTTCTTTTTGCGATCCTGTGTTTTTTACTGAAGATAATGGGCTTCCTTTTGATCATACAATATTTGACTCTATAAATGTTTATTGTGAAAAATATGGATATGAAATTTACCCAACAAAAAGCATTTATTATAACAAAAAATCGGATTTTAAAGCATATCAGACATATAAATGTATTTGTAATAGATCTTCTAATTATAAATCTATATCATTAGAGTCTCCAAATTTAGATCATTGTTCTAGTAATGAATTTTGCTTTGAAAGCTACTTAGAAAATGAAAGCGCTTAAATATTCAGATATTTGCTTAATACCCAACTACAGTGAAATTCATAGCAGGGTTGACTGTGATCCTTCTATCAAATTATTTGGTAAAAAGTTTCTATTACCGATTATCCCTGCTAATATGAAATCTGTAATAGATATGGATACATGCGAGTGGATGAGTTCACATGGGTTCTTTTATATTATGCATCGCTTTGATCGTGATTTAGCTGAAGACATTGCTAATGCTCAAGATTGGGATAACATTTCATTTAGTGTCGGGGTTAAGATGCAAGATAAGATTGCTATTCAAAAAATCAGTAAGAGTTTACACAGGGTAGATTACTTAACTATTGATATTGCTCACGGTTATTGTAAAAGAATGAAGGTCATGATTGAATGGATTAAAAAAAATCTTCCAGATACAAAAATTATTGCTGGTAATGTGGCTACTTCCGATGCGGTAAGGCAATTGTCTAATTGGGGGGCTGACATTGTAAAAGTTGGCATTGGCCAAGGTTCCCCATGCACCACGAAAGATAAGACTGGATTCACTATGCCTATGTTTAGCTGTGTTAAGTTATGCTCAAATGTAGTTCTTGACAATGGAAATATTGTACCAATAATTGCTGATGGCGGCATTCGTTGTAATGGTGATATAGCTAAAGCTTTAGTTGCTGGAGCCACCATGGTAATGGCTGGTGGCTTATTTGCTGCTTGTACGGATAGTCCTGCTTCAGTTATTAGCATTAATGGGCTTGACCATAAAGCTTATTTTGGTTCTGCTAGTGTTGAAAACAAAGGTCATAACAATAATGTAGAGGGCAAGTTAAATCAAATACCAAACAATGGAATGACTTATGGCGAAAAGTTAAACGAAATTACTCAAGACCTTCAAAGCTCAATTAGTTATGCTGGTGGGAAAACATTGTCTTGCCTAACCCCTTGTGAGGTTAAATATTACGAAGTATGAATAACGATTTATTAAGATTTAAAAGAAATCAAAAGTATATATTTTTTGATTATGAAACTTGCAACTTAAATTTAAATTATTTAAATAATAAGCCTTGGCAATTGGGTTTTATAATAGCAGAAGGTAGTAAAATAATCAAAAAGCATGAATTATATATTGGCTGGGATCAGTTAGAGGTATCCAAAGAAGCTGCAAAAATCACTAATTTCTCTATGCAAAAATATAGAAAATTAGCTAAGCCAGCTATTGATTGCTTAAATGAATTTGATAAGTATTTATATAATCCTGAATATATAGTTGTTGGTCACAATGTTTTAGGATTTGATGTATACATACATAACATTCATAGAATTTTATGTCAAAAAAAATCTGATTACTCTTATTTAAATCGATTGATAGATACTAATTGCATAGCCAGAGCAGTTAAAAACAAAATAACCCTAGCAGAAAATAATTCCCTAATTAATTTTCAATATAGGTTATATAACCATAGAACAAAAGGAGTTAAAACTAATTTAAAACAATTATGCAAAGACCATGATATAGACTTCGATCCTTTAAAACTGCATGATGCATTGTATGATGTTGAAAAAACTTTAGAAGTATATAATAAATTAATATGGCAAATAGAGATATAAATAATTTCTTAACTAATTTTTCGAGTTATAAAGGTTGTTGTCCTCCTGGGGTCAGGCTTCCCACAATAGTCATTGATGACAAACATTTAAATAATTTAAATTTAAAAAAAGATGTTTCTAATTTTGGTTTTTTAAAGTTTCTTTGCGAAAAAACTCTATTTAAAAAATCTTTAGATAAAAATCCTGCTTACACAGATAGATTAAAATACGAATTAGAAATTTTAAATGAATTAGGTTTCATAGATTATGTATTGTTGAATTGGGACATTCTTAATTTTTGCCATGAAAATGATATCCCAACTGGTCCTGGAAGAGGGTCTGCTGCGGGTTCTTTAGTCTTATTCTTAATAGGAGTTACTAAAGTAGACCCTATAAAATATGATCTATTTTTTGAAAGATTTGTTTCTAAGAGTAGGGCTAAAAAAATAAAAGAAAATGGCATCACATATTTAGATGGAGGGCTCTTGGCAGATGTTGATAACGACATAGCTTATGAACATAGACCTAAAGTAATACAATATATTGAAAACAAGTATCCAGGAAAAACCGCAAAAATACTTACTCTTAATACATTGAGTGGCAAACTTTGTGTTAGGGAATGTGGTAAAATATTCAGCATGTTTTCCGAAGAAAAAGTGAATTTGATTAGTGACATGATTCCAAAAGAATTTGGTCAGGTCATGAAACTTTCTTTAGCATATGATTCAAGTCTAAAGTTTAAAAAGGTTATGGATGAAAACCCAGAGTTATACAAAATTTCATTGAAGCTCGAGGGTTTGAATAAAAATACGGGAGTTCATCCTTCTGGAATTGCTATATCTCATGATGATATAGACTCTATTTGCCCAATACAAAAAACTAATGATGGATCGGTTGTAACTGGCTATGATATGAATTGGGTTGCAGAGCTTATGGTTAAATTTGACATCCTAGGACTTCGCACTCTTTCTATTGTTTACTCTACTTGCGATCAAGTTGGGATAGACCCAATACAAATATCATTAGATTCCGAATCTATTTATTCAAATTTACAAAACTTAAATCAGCCACACGGCTTATTTCAAATAGAAGCTAATACAAATTATTCTGTATGTAAAAAAATCAAACCCAATAACCTTGAATCTTTAAGTGCTGTTATAGCCTTGGCTAGGCCAGGAGCAATGGATTTCGTAGAAAATTATAGAAGATATATTAATACTGGCGATTTCCAAAGCATCAACCCCTTTTACGACGATGTGTTATCTTATACTGGAGGTATACCTTTATATCAAGAGCAGTTAATGAAAATGGCTGTTAAAGTAGGCTTCACATTAGAAGAGGCTGAGTCTCTAAGAAGGATAGTTGGTAAGAAAAAAGTTGACCAAATGCCAGAGTGGAAGTCTAAAATAGAATATAAAATCAAAAATAATAATCTAGACCCTGTTATTGGAGATATTTTATGGAAAGTTGCCGAAGACAGCGCTAATTATTCTTTTAATAAAAGTCATTCTATATCTTATGCTATATTAGCCGCATGGACATGTTATCTCAAATTTTCTCACCCTCAAGAGTTTTTCTTGAGCCTTTTGAAAATGACTTCTTTTGAACCCAATCCACAGGAAGAGATATCTAAAATAAGTCAAGAGTTATTGCATTTCGGAATAGAACTTTTGCCCCCAGATTTAGCTAAATCATCTATGGATTTTAAGATCGAAGGGTGCAATATTAGATATGGCTTAAATAGCATAAAAGGCATTAGTTCTAAATCTCTTGAAAACTTAAAAGACTTCATTGATTCCGACACTCCAAATAAATACGACATTTTCCTATCTGCTAAATCTTCAGGCCTTAACATTGGTGTATTATCTTCTTTGATTCAAGCTGGAGCATTATCTTCATATAAAACAAATCGCCCTAGGTTGGTTTTAGAGGCTCAAGTTTTTAATTTATTAACAGACAGGGAAAAGAGAAATTTTTGTTTTTTGGGAGGTAAACATAAACATGATATACTCAATGCTATTCATGATGCAGTTACTAATGAAATCAAAGGAGACGATGGAAAACACATAATGAAATCCTCCCGTTTTGAAACTATAAAAAAGAAGTATGCTAAATATAAATTGATATATGAACAAAACAAAAATTATGAAAAATTTGCAAATTGGTATTTTGAGTATACTCTTTTGGGTTTTTCCTATAGTGTTAGATTGAAAGATTGCTTTAGTTCTAATAAAAGTCTTCAAGATAGTTTGTTTCTTCAAAGCGCTGAAATAAACTCAAAGAATAAATATATAGGTATAGTTACCGACTGTTTTTCTGGAAAAAGTAAAAATGGAAACGATTATTTTAAAATGGATATAAGTGATGAAACAGGATCTTACAGCGCTCTTTTTGTCGATGGCAGAGATAAAAACCTTTCTAAGTACAAAGAAAAATCTACATTACCAGATAAAGGAAGTATTGTTGTTATTCTTGGGACTAAATCAGAAGAGATTGTTTTCGTTGAAAATCTTTCAAAGCTTGATGAGAAAATATATATGAAACTTTCTGATTTAAAATAATGAAAGGTTATAACGTAACCCCTAGGGTCAAAAAAATCATTGCATTATCAGTGGATACTGCTGATAGCCTCAATAGTGAACATGTAGATTTAGATCATTTACTATACTCTGTCTTAGATTCCGAACAAGTGATCGTATCTAGATTTTTTGAAGACTTAAATATGTCTTTAGGAGATATAAAGATATTCGTTTTTAATTCAATTAAGGGCGAGTTGTTTGATAATGAAGATATTGGCCGCCCTTCATTCTCAAAAGATTTTAAAAAAATTTTCTCAAATGCCAAATCTCTCTCAAGTTCATTAAAGCATGGCTACATAGGCATAGAACATATCTTTTATTGCTTGTTAGTTTATGAAAGATCTCCATTGCCTGATATTCTCAAAAATTTTCATGTCAATGTAGATAAGGCTAAAGAAAAATTTCAATTATTCTTCAAGACTGGAGAGTGGCTAGATTCTAAGATTTCAAAAAAATCAATTAAAAAAACTTCTCCCCAAGATGAATTACTACCAGATCAGACTTCTTCTTTCTTATCAAGTTATGCCATAAACTATAATGAACTCGCTCTTAATAATGATTTTGATCAAGTTATATCAAAGGAAAATGAGATAATAAAAATTTCTGAAATTTTATGTAGAAGAAATAAAAGTAATGTAATATTAGTTGGAGCTCCAGGCACAGGCAAGACTAGTTTAGTTGAAGGTTTAGCACAATCCATAGTCAACGGAACTTGTACTAATTTTTTAAGCAATAAAATTATATACGAATTAGATTTGGCTAGCTTAATAGCTGGGACTAAATATCGAGGTCAATTTGAAGAAAGGTTAAAAAATTTAGTCAACGAAGTTGAAGACAATAAGAATATTATTCTTTTTATTGATGAAATTCATACTTTAGTTGGTGCTGGTAGTGCTGAAGGCAGTATGGATGCAGCCAATATACTAAAACCAGCTTTAGCAAGAAATAAAATTAAATGCATTGGAGCTACCACGCATAAAGAATTCAGAAAACATATATCGAAAGATTCAGCGCTCGAACGAAGGTTTGAAACAATTAAGATTGAAGAGCCTAACAGAAGGGCTACTTTGGAAATTATCAATGGAGTTATTTCTCAATACGAGAAGTTTCATCATGTAAAATATCGCAAAAATGCTATTGAATTAGCTGTTGATTTATCCATTAGATACATTAATGATAAACAGTTACCAGATAAAGCTATTGATATTATAGATCAAGCTGGAGCCAGAGTCAAAATTCATAATTTCCACAAACCTAAAAAAGCTATAAAACTTGAAAAAGATATAGAAGATTTAATGTTATTGGAAGATGATTCCGAATGCCCTAAAGAAATAAAAAAAATTAAATTGCTTCAAGACAAAGCTATTGATAAATATAAAAAAATAATTAGTCAATGGAGTAATCAGTACTCTCAGCAATCTTTCTTTGTCACTAAAGAGGATATTTACAATGTGATTTCTTCCAGAACAGGAGTTCCAATTAATAATATTTCCGCAAATGAAAAGTTTAATTTTTTAGATTTATCTAAAAAAATTAAAAGCGAAGTCTATCTTCAAGATGATGCCATAAATGCAGTTTGCGACTGTATTTTAAGATCTAAAACAGGGTTTTCTGACTCCAATAGGCCTCTAGGCTCTTTTCTTTTTTTAGGTAAAACTGGAGTTGGGAAAACTCATCTTTCTAAATCTTTGGCTTTTAATCTTTTTGGCGGGTATGAAAATTTCATACAAATAGATATGGCTGAGTATTCTGAAAAAATGAATTTATCTAAATTAATCGGTGCATCGCCAGGATACGTAGGTTATGATGAGGGGGGTCAACTTACGGATAGAGTGAAAAACAAGCCTTATTCCGTAGTTTTATTTGATGAAATCGAAAAAGCACACCCAGATGTGGTCAATATATTACTTGGCTTACTAGAGGAAGGTAGGATTACTGATAGCTTCGGAAGGGTTTGTGATTTTTCTAATTGTTTAATCATCATGACTGGCAACATAGGAGCAAATCTCCTTTCAAAAAAAAGGAACAATGTCGGGTTTATTAATTCCACATCAGAAGATTTAGAAAATGAAATACTCGATGAAGCTAAAAGAAAATTGAGTCCTGAATTAATAAATCGAATTGATGATGTTATCGTATTCAAAGATTTTAAAGAGTCAGACATTCATTCTATTGTGCAAAAGCATTTGTCAAAATTAATTAAAGACGTTAAATCAAAACATAATGTTATTTTAGATATTGACCCTGACGTCTCTGATGAAATATCAAAAAAAGCTTACAAAGAATCTCTTGGAGCGCGACCGATCAGAAGAATCATACAAAAAACTATTGAAAACCATGTTTCCAGACTTATCATATCTAGTGATATTAAACAGATTAAAATCGATAAAAAATTAATTATAAATAATGAGTGATACTAAAATAAATAAATGTGTTTTAACCGTGGATAAAACAGGCAAAGTCTATGAATACTTTGAGGCTCAAGACGAAAATCCTATTCAAAAAGTTAAATTTGCTTACCCAGGCGATTTAGATAAGCTTGTCGAAACTATTTCTAATTCAAATCTATCAATACCCGAAGGTTCTAAATTCTCTATTTCTTTCAATGAAAAAAATGAAGTTGTAGCCTTGTCGTTAGTTTCCGATGATGCTCCAGAATTTACTCAGATGCTTTTCGAAAGCAAAGAAGAGGCCGATAATGAGATATACTGTAAAGGATACAAACCTTCATATGCTATAATGCCTCCAGAAGTTAAGAATTTATTAGACAATTTCTTTGGTGGAGTTATATGTTTTTTTGATGGTTATCAAGACTTATACTCTTCTTTTATTCAAGAAATCGAAAGGGCAGAACCTAAAAAATACCCACTTATTAAATCCTTGTATGAAGATAAGGTTTTAGAAAAAATTCTTAACAAATAATATTATGTCACTTCAAATATATAAACCCAACAGTAAAAATACAGGAGCTGCATGCACCATTTCTCTAACTAATGATAATAAAAGCGGAGCTCCCGTTTGTTACCTAAGCGCTATAGCTCAATATTCTTGGGACGATTCTAAAAAAACAGGATCATTTGCGGGCAATGCAAAAAATCCAGATAAAACTATAAACATAAAGATCAACGAAATAGAGGCTGGAGATTTTATAAGCGCCTTTACGCACAGATATGATCATACAGCTTTTCATGCATATGAAGGTTCTACTACGACAATTAAAATAAGCCCATGGGATAAATCTGTAAAAGTTTCAAAATACAACTCTTCTTCAAAGAAATACGAGGATCAGCATATTTCTGTTCCAGCATTTGGGTTAACCCTATCCAAAGGCAAGGGTAATTCTATAAAGGTAGCTCTTGATCCAGGAGAAGTTGAGAATCTTAAATCGTTTTTATCTTTGTTTATTCAGGAAAATATTAAATTTAAAATAGAGTTAAATAAAAAATACGCTCAAAATACGAAAAAATCAAATTCCCGCAAACCAGATCCTGTTGAAGAGGATGATTTTGATGAATTCGCAGATGCTCCATTTTAAAGGCTATGTCGTTAAGAAAAAAAAAGATATTATTCCATAGCAATTATTCTAAGATATTAAGTGGTTTTGGCAAAAATGCTAGAAATATACTTCGTCATTTAGCTCGTACTGAAAAATATGAAATTGTCGAATTGAGTAATGGTGTCGCAGGTTCTCACCCCGAATTATCTAAACTTCCCTGGAAGGCTATTGGCGGCTTACCTAGTGACCAAAGTAAATTGCAAAAAATTAATAAAGATCCTAATTTGAGTAGGTCAGCTCAATACGGTTCAATGGTTATAGATGACGTCGTTAAGTCCGAGAAGCCAGATATTTATATAGGTGTCGAAGATATATGGGGAGTTGGAGATAATGTTAAAAAACCTTGGTGGAATAAAATAAACTGTATGGTTTGGACGACTTTAGATAGTCTTCCTATTTTGCCACAGGCAATAAATTTAGCTCCTAAAATAAAAAACTATTATGTTTGGGCTTCTTTTGCTGAAAGAGCGCTCAAAGAGAAAGGCTACGATCATGTAAAGACATTGCACGGAGCTTTAGATGTTTCTAATTTTTACAAATTAGAATCTGAAGTAAAACAAGGGTTGAGATCTAAATTTGGATTGGATCAAGATTCTTTTATTATTGGCTTTGTCTTCAGAAACCAATTAAGAAAAAGTGTGCCCAACCTATTAGAGGGTTTCAAACTTTTTAAAGATGATCAGCCTAAAAGCAAAGCAAAGCTTTTGCTTCATACTAATTTTGCAGAGGGTTGGAATATAGAAGACTTAATTAAAGAAAAAAACCTAGATCCTCAAGATATTCTTTGCACATATTACTGTCCAAAATGTAAAAATTACGAAATCAAACCTTTTTCAGGCCAGAGTTTAGATTGCAAATTTTGTGGCTCTAAAAAATCTCAAAATACTGTCAATATATCTTCTGGTGTAAATGAGAAGCAGCTAAATGAAATATATAATTTAATGGATGTTTATTGTCATCCTTTTACATCTGGAGGTCAAGAAATACCGATTCAAGAAGCTAAGTTAACAGAGTTGATAACTTTAGTCACTAATTATTCTTGCGGAGAAGACTGCTGCAGCAATGATAGCGGAGGTTTTCCGCTTGATTGGGCTGAATATCGAGAGCCTGGCACTCAATTTATTAAGGCTAGCACATTTCCTTCAAGTATTTTTAAAAATTTAAAAAAGATTTTTAAAATGGATCTTTTGAAAAGGGCTTCTTTAGGAAAAAAGGCTAGAGAATTTGTCATCAATAATTACTCAATTGAAGTCATTGGCAAACATCTAGAATCTATCATAGATGAAATGCCAGATATTGATTATAATTTTGATTTTACGCCTGAAAAAAGAGATCCCAACTACATTCCTCCACAAATTGATTCTAACTCAGAATGGTTAATAGATATTTATAAAAATATATTAAAAGTAGATTTAGATAGCAATGACCCAGGACACAAGCATTGGATGTCTCGTCTTAAAGATGGAGCTTCTAGAGAATCTATTATTAATTATTTTAGATCTGTAGCTGTCGAAGAAAACAAAAAACAAGAACCCTCGCAGGTGGATTTTGATTTAGTTATATCGAATGATGGCGATAAAAAAGCTTTATTCGTCTGTAATAGTTCTGTCGAAGATGTTTTGTTAGTTACATCTTTATTGCCTTCTTTTCATAAACAAAACCCTGGTTTCGATGTGTTTTTCGCAACTCATAAGCAGATTCATGCAATTATAGGCTCCAATCCTCATATATATAAATGTATTGACTATCAAAAAGAAATGGGCGATGAATTAATTATGATTAAATCAGCCAAAAGTCAAGGTTATTTCGATTTGTATTATAATTTCGATAAAATTAGTTCTGACGATTTTGGTCTCTTAAGCATTGAAAATAAAATTTTTAAAACATATGAATAAGATAGAGAAATATTCTTTACATTCAGCATTGCAATCCGATTCGAGTCTTTCAATTCAAGATGCTTTTTACCCTATAGGTTCTAGTGATTATGTCTGCTTTAACACTAGCCCTTCATCTGGATTACAGTACCCACATTGGAACGAATTAATTCTTTTAATAAAACCTCATTTAGATAAAAAAAATATTTCTATTTATCGGATAGGTGATAAATCTGGTTTTTCTATTGATAATGTTTCTGATTTTACTGGCTGCACTTTCAATCAAAATGCTTTTATTATAAAAAATTCATTGTTGTATTTTAATGTTTTAGATGAACATAGTTTGATTTCTTATAATTACGATATACCTTCAGTGGTTTTTTCTCCTAATTTTGATGCATCCTTTTTTCCTTTTTCTAAAAAAGAATCTTTTTCTATTTTACTTCCTGACGATTCGAAATTTCCGTCATTAATTCGTTCTTATCAGGGGTCTCTTCCAAAATTAAATCCAGAAGTTTTTGCTGCAAAAATACTAGACTCTCTAGATATCGAGCATTCTTTAAATGATTTCTCTATGCAGTATTATGGTCAGATGGCTAATGTGCCTACTGTCGAAATTATTCCTGATTTTTCTCCGCATCCGAGTTTTCTAAAAAACTCAACAGTTAATATTAGAAACGATTTACATTTTTCAGAGGAAAATTTAATTTCGTGGAGTCAGCAACGTAAATTAGGTATAGTTACATCAAATCCTATATCTACAAATTGCTTGTACCATTTAAAGCCTAACCTGGTCAAACTTTCTATTAATGCGGACGAAGGTGTCGATGAAAATTTCCTTAAGTCAGTAAAAGCTTTTAATATTAAATATGATATTTTTTGCACGGATAAAAGTATTTTAAATCGACTTAGATTAGATTTCATCGAAGAGACTATAGAATATTTTCCTCGCACTGAGAAAAAAGATCTTGACTTACCTGAAGATATATGTAATAATTGTCTAATTCGTTCTTCGAAAGTCTTGATATCTAAAGGTAAAAAATTCACAAGCAAAGCTCATTGGATAATGGATTCAGAGCAAGCTCATGATTTTTCTACCATTATAGATACTAAAGACTTTTGGGGGGATAGCGATTTTTTCTACATATATAAAAAGAATGACTAAACCAAATTTTAAAATAAATTACTCTAGAGACCAAAACGGTCTTATTGAAAATGTAAATTACCAATTTAACGACGATGGCTCAATCAATTGGCGAGCGATGGTTAAAGACGAACATTTATTTCCTAATCGCAGCTGGTTCGATTCTAGAAAAAAAACATGCCCCAAAAGTATAGATGGCTTAGAAGACCATCAGTTGCTTATTAAATTATCTGGGATCAAAGAGTTGGCTAAACTTAGAGGTTTTACTGAAGTGAAATATGATTTTATTAAATGCGAACAGGATCATGTTGCTACAGTTTGCTCCATCATGTTTATACCAAACTATGAAACAATTAATCAGCCCGTCTTGTTCCAAGATTCAGCTAACGCCACACTTAATAACACAAGCAGTTTTGCGACTAAATTTTTAGAGACTATAGCTTGCAATAGGGCGTTTGTCAGGTGTGTTAGAAATTTTTTAAATGTACATATTGTTGGCGACGATGAAATAGATAAATCTAATTCATCAAATATGCTTAACGACTCTCAAGGATCTGACTCCTTATCTCCGAACAACTTATTGAAACAACAGGCTTTCAAATGTGGTTATAATGATTTTGATTCTTTCATGAACTTATTAAGGTCCTGGCACAATAATGGAAAATATTTAATGCCCTCTAGCGCGGACCCTAAATCTTGGAATGATTTTTCAGACATACCAGCAAAGCAGGCTAGAGAATTTTTAAAATTAATTAAGGAATAACCCCACACGGTATCAATTAATTATTTTAATTGTGAATATTTTAAATAAAACCAAAACTTATTTGGTCGGGCATATGCAGTATTTAAATGGTCGAAATTGGAGAGAAGAAGTTTCCTCTAAATTAGAGCCGATAGGTATAACATGTTTTGATCCTTATAAAAAGCCTTTTGTTAAAGATGTTGATGAAAGTGAATCTGCGCGTGAAGACATGGAAACATGGTCTAAAAACGAACAATATGATCTTTTGACCAATAAAATGAAAACCATTCGGTCTTATGATCTAAATTTAGTTGATCGTTCAGATTTTATCATAGCTCATCTTGTCCCTGATGTTGCCTCATGGGGAAGTGCGGAAGAGATAGTCACTGCCGTACGCATGAAAAAACCAATTTTTATAAGTATGCAGGGCGGTAAAACCAAAACTCCATTATGGTTATTTGGAATGATTCCTCATAAATATATATATAATTCTATTTCTGAAATTATTGATATGATTTATTTTATAAATTCAGGTCGAAAAGAAATTGACTCAGATAGATGGAGACTTTTGCAAGAAAAATATAGATAAAAATATAGATAAAAATGTACAGTTTATCTAATAAATTTATTTTTTTTCACCCTGGTCGGAGTGGAGGGACTTCTATTAAAAAATTTCTTGCTCAAAATTTTAAAGACTGCACGAGGTGTGGTCACAAAAGTCTATCACACATTGAGCGTTTAGTTAGTGATGCTGGCTACAATCCACATGAATTTAAAAAAATAACCTGCGTTAGAAATCCTTGGGATCGAATGGTTTCTAATTATTTCCACACATTAAAGCACAATAAAATTCCCGAAACTCATTTGCTTATTCAAATCAAAAACTTTAGAGAAAATTTAAGAGCTATCTTGCAAGATAGACCCATGACAGACAATCTCTACCATAACTTTTTCCCTAATTATGAAGATTTTGATTTTGTTGTGAGGCTTGAAAATATTCATAAAGATATGAAATCTTTATGTGAAATTCTATGTATTGATTATATTTTTTTAGACAAATCCAATTCCTCTAATCCAGGAATTCCTTATAATCTTTTTTACGATAAAGAATCTAGCGAATTAATAGAAAAGTATTTTTATAGATGCATTGAGAAGTTTGACTATAAATCACCTGATTACTAAATAATTTAATTGGCTAATTATTTTTTGATAATTAGAATAATTAATTCTATTCACATTGATGTTTCCTCTTTCTTTTCTCAAGGAAATTCCTTCTACTGTATATGTTCTCACAAAATCTTCGACAAAATCTAAAGCGCATTTATCCTTCAGCCATTTATAATAAAAGTCCCTTTCTTCTCGCAAACATTCTATAACTATTTCTTGATTTAAAAATGTTTTTGCATGTAAAGTTATGTCTCTAAATAAAGTCACTTCGCTGGGCGGAGCTGTAAGTTCTGCATAAATCACTAACATTAATAGACTTATTTAAATTCTTGTGTACTATATATAGTATATACACAAAAGTTTTATTATGAATCGTCATGAAATAGATTTTAGTTTAGAAATTGAAAAAGCTATAGTAGAATCAGAAGCAGAGCGCAAAGGTTTGTGGCACAATATTAGAGAAAAGAGAAAGAGAGAAGGTAAAAATTATCGCCCAGCAAAGCTTGGAGATAAAGATCGCCCCGATCCAGAAGCATATAAAAAAGCACAAGAGAAAAAACCAAAAGCTGATTAAAAATGAAAAAAATATTAGTCACTGGAGGATTAGGCTTCATTGGCTCTAATTTCATCAAGCATATCTTTAACAAGTATGACTATGATATCAACAATGTTGATGTTAAAACATATGCAGCAAACTACAATAACATCAGCGAAGAAATTAATCAATCAGGTAGATACAGTTTATCAATTTGTGATATAAATGACACAGATCGACTTCGCAATTTAATACAAAAAAACAATATAAACTATATTGTCAATTTTGCCGCAGAGAGCCATGTAGATAATAGTATAAATGACTCAACCCCTTTTGTTCAGGCCAATATAAATGGAACTCATTCCTTATTAAGTTTGCTTCACGATTGTCCCAGTATCGAGAGATACCTTCAAGTGTCCACAGACGAGGTATATGGCAGTTTAAGGGAAGAGGATGATGCTTTTACCGAAAACACTCCATTGCAAGCAAATAGCCCCTATTCAGCAAGCAAGGCGAGTGCAGATTTATTATGTCGCAGTTTTTATGAGACTTTCGATTACCCTATTTTAATTACTCGCTGTTCAAACAATTACGGACCAAATCAACACGAAGAAAAATTAATTCCATTAATGATTAAAAATGCTAAGGCAGGCAAAAAACTTCCTGTTTATGGTGATGGTAGAAATATTCGTGACTGGATTCATGTTTCAGATCATTGCTCTGGTATCGATGCAGTATTACATGGTGGGAAAATTGGTGAAGTTTACAATATCGGTGGCAAAAATGAAGTTCGTAACATTGACATAGTAAAAACCATTCTAAATCTTTTAGATAAAGATGAAGATCAAATAGAATTCGTAAAAGATAGATTAGGTCACGATTGGCGTTATGCAATTGATAATACTAAAATTCAAAACGAATTAAATTGGTTTCCAAGTGTAGATTTTGAAGACGGATTAAAACAATTATTATGAATAAAGAAATAGTAGGATTTACAGCGGGAAATTTTGATTTATTGCATCCAGGTTATATTTATACTTTTGAAGAAGCAAAACGACATTGTGATCGTTTTTTAGTGTTTTTACAGAAAGATCCAAGTGCTACACGATTCACAAAATATAAGCCTGTCATACCATACTACGAACGCTACAAAGCATTAATGGCTATAAAATACATAGACGAAGTATATATGTATCAAACAGAAGAAGAGCTGGTTGACTTAATCAAATTTTGGAAACCTGATGTTCGCATACTTGGGGAAGATTATATTGGTAAAAGTTTTACGGGGGATGATCTTCCTCCTCGTGTAATATATACTACTCGCTCACATGAATGGTCAACCACTCGACTTAAAGATTTAATTACCAAACAAACAATCAAACAAAACCCCGATATCTTAAAATAATTATGGCAGGAATAAGTACAGACAAAGAAAAACTAAATTGCACTCTAGAAAAAGCTTGCAGTATTTTACACAAAAACGACATCAATGATTGGTTTATATTTTTTGGCACGTTACTTGGAATTGTTAGGGAAAATAGTTGCATACAAGGAGATGATGATTTAGACATCATGATCAATTGCGATTATCAAAAATTACGTTCTGCGTTTGAGGCAGAAGGTTTTAGATTTACTTCTAGATTTGGCATTAAAAACCCAGATACAATTTTAAAAACAGAGCCTTGTGATAAATATGCATCTTTTGATTTCTATATGTGTAATGTAAACGAATCTGGAGATTTTCATACACCCTGGCATGGAGTTGTCTCAACCGACTCTTATGTAAATGTAGACACTAAAACTTTTATATATAAAGAATGGTCATCAACAGTTCTTCAATTGCCTAACAATTATGAGAGTAAAGTAATAAACATGTATGGTTCTAACTGGAAAGTTCCACGATCTGGATCTTGTAGAATGCACATAGGTAAAGTTTAAAATGGATAAACAATATTGGGATAAATTTTATAAAAATTTCTCGCTTAGAAAAGATATATCTGAATGTAGCACTTTTGCTAGTTTTTGTTGTGATAATTTTTTCCACAAAGAATCAAAAACAATTGTAGATCTTGGTTGCGGAAATGCAAGAGATGCACTGTTCTTTGCAGAACAAGAGCATTATGTTTTAGCTGTAGATCAATCAATAGATGATAAAGTTAAAGCACAAAAATCTCATATTAATCTTGATTTCTTGGAATCGGATTTTATTCGCCCGAAATACTACTTTGATGATGGAGAAACTTCTTATTATCATCCAACTGCTAATAAAATTGATGTTTTTTATTCTAGATTTACAATTCACTCAATCACACAGGAAGATCAAAAAGAATTATTGCCTAAAGTTTATAATCTCTTAGATACGGGAGGGTTGTTTTGTATTGAAGTTCGCACAACCAAAGATCCAAAATTTGGAGTAGGTAACCATATATGTGACACAACATATTTTAACGATGGACACACTCGTAGATTCGTAGATTCACAAAAATTTTTAAATACAGTTTTATCTCTTGGATTTAAATTACTTTATTTTAATGAGCGAGGCAATTTGTCTATCTATAAAGATGATAATCCTGTTTTAATGAGAATAATTTTAGAGAAATGATTAGTGGTAAATATTCATATGGCAACCCTGAACACATTCCATTGAGGGGAGGTTCATATACAATAGGGTCTTTTTGCTCAATAGCTAATGGTGTAAAAATACACACAGGCAAAGGAGGTCACAGAACAAATTATGTATCAACTTATCCTTTTGGCTTTATTCATCGAAACAAATTTCCTAATGATACTAACAAGCAGTTGCTAGACGATCAAGGGGATGTAACAATAGGGAATGACGTATGGATAGGTCAAAATGCTACTATAATGTCTGGAGTCACTATTGGGGATGGAGCGGTTATTGCAAACAATAGTCATGTTGTAAAAAATGTAGATCCCTATGCTGTGGTTGGTGGAAACCCTGCTCAACTAATAAAATATCGATTCAGCAATGACATTATCGATAAACTATTAGAAATTAAATGGTGGGAATGGTCTGACGAAAAAATCAAAGAAAATATTAATCTTATATGTTCTCCAGATATATATAAATTTATAAAATCATGTACATAATAAAGTGTAATATGGTGTGTGGAGCTTTGCAATAATACACCAGCTATAAAATGTTTTTTAAGGAGAGAATTTGTCTCCAACTCTGAAAACATACCCGATCATTTAAATTGTGTAATTTTCGGCGTTCACACAATTAAAAATCAAGCTATGACATTCGTAGCTATGATTGAAAATGGAGCAGTATATACAAAGCTACCCTTACATGCCTTTTGTTGGCTCAAGAAAGCTCCACAAAGAGACTTATCATTCTTAATGACTTACGACTCATTCAGCTACTCTAATAGCGTTATTGAATACGATTACCTCAAATATATGAATTGTAAGTTTTTTGATGACAATAAAGAATTTCATCATGGTCAATATATGTTTACTCTAGAACCTTATGGCTCAGATCGTGCAGAAGACCCAAAGTTTTACAAACCATTTCATTTTATCAAATTAAACGAGGGCAATTTTGCCGCGCAACCAACAAATAAGATCATATGGGATGACCATATAGTAAATGATAGTGTAAAATTTATACCTAAACCTAATACAGAAATATATAATGTAGAATAAAAAGAAAAGATTTTTAAAATAGAATTAAAAGGTTATAAATTTTAAATGAAAATCGCAACATTAGGTAGCCGTCAAGCAATGTCACTAAATTGGTATGTACATCAATTTCCTTTTGGAGAAAATTGATGAACTTTGTTTACTATCATTATTATTGCACGGAATTATCTTTTGATATTTTACTGCAAACTTTAAATTCCATCAAGCAATCGGAATTGTATGATAATATTGAGTCCATTACAATTAATATTACGGGAGATAATAATAGCGATCATTATTTCAAAATCAAAGAGAAAATTTGTCCCAACTTCAAGAAAGTAAGTCTAGTAAAATTTAGAAGCTTAGAATTACAAAAATACATGAATTCCTTCTCGGATCTTGAAATAAAAAACAACTATAGACTGAGCATAGGTAAAAAAGGTGATGAATTAGATACCTTAAAATATTTACACTCAGATATTGTTACCCATAACTTAGATGGCAATGTTTTATACTTGCACGGCAAGGGCTCTGTTCATACAAGCTACTTTGCTCATAAAAAAATGGATCGAGAACAATGGAGATTAGAAATGATTGAATTTGTAATTCAAAAATGGCAAACATGCATTCAGTCACTAAAAACAAAACCCCACACAGGTATAAATTTTACTGGTGATCATTACAGTGGTAATTTTTGGTGGGCGACTGGTGAACATATTAAAACCTTACAATGTCCAATCGAGTATGTGAAATCTAATAAATTTTCAGAGTGCAAATTAAAACAATCTCCACATTATAGTGCAGAGTACTGGTTGTGTTCACTATGAAAAAATTATAATGAAAATATTTTATGACCATGTTATTTCTAAGCAAGCTGATACAGACTTTAATTATACTCTAATTTCTGCTTGGGTTGATAGTGGTGAAGAGGATGAAGCTCTAGCTACGGGTTGGTTACCTACTTACTTTTATACTGATGATTGTGAATTTTCGAAAGAGAGCGAGGTAAATAAACGTCAAATTTGGTGTCAATTAAGAAGCACAAGAATCGAGTGTGAAAAGTTTCGCGCAAAAAGTAAGCATTTAAAAGCATTAAAATTAGAAAACTTTAAGTATCAAATAATAGAACAAAAAGACATATATGGAGATTTAAATGTTCTATCTACCCTTTATCAAATATACAATAAATATGTCGCCTACAAAAATTATAAAGACATACTAGATAAAGATGGTTTTATTAAACATATAATTGATGATAGTAGTCATTTTATTTTATTTATGATTGATGATAGAATTGTAGCTTGTACTGCGATGCAACAATTTGGTAATAGTTTTGTTTCGGGATTGTTTTTTTGGGACTATGCAAATAAAGAGTTGTCTCTAGGAAATTTATCTAATCATCTCGAAGTTGAACTTTCAAGAAAGCATGGTTTCAAATATTTATATATCGGTGTGTATAGCGAAATACCTTCTCAATACAAATCGTACATCAAAGGAGTACAAGTTTGGACAGGAAGAAAATGGCTATCAAATAAACGACAATTAATAAATATCGCACAGAATGACTCCAACAGTAATACGTTAGAAGATTTTGTAGATTACGATAAATTTCAAAAACTACTTGAATTTTAATTGTTTATTTGATATACTATTATAGTTCTTTAAAATTTTACGGGCGTGTACTGGATTTGATTTAATTCTGATCAATATGCTGCAAGTCGGAGATGTGTCTGGCTCCGATATCAAGACACAAAAGCTATATATGGCGAAGGTTATTATAGCATTGAAGAGCTTCTCGAAGCTGCTCGCGAAGAGTACGACAACCTCGTGCAATTCGAGCAAGCTGAAGAGCTTGAGATGGTAGCTTAAAGACTACCCCCTCACAACTTTTGACGCAGATAAAAGGATTGTGGGGTCATCAATCTGCAAAACAGATAAAAGTTTATCCGTTTCAAAAACTGCACCACTGAGTATTCGGGGGCCTCAAGTTTGAGTGAATAATTGAAATGGTTAGTTGGATGTTTATATCATAACTCTAAAAAAAATAAACTAAACTTGTAGATGTATATTTTTGAAGCTTTAAAGACAGCGGTTCGACTCCGCTCACGTCCACCATTTTCATGTGTATTATAATATAATACAATCAAATCTAAAACCACATAAAAACAACTATGAAAATAGCAACATTAGGAAGCTGTCAAGCAATGATATCAAGTTGGTATATTCGTCAACTATTCCCTGATTGTGAAGCTAAATGGATATGTCCTGAGATATTTCAATCTTGGTCGAGTGAAGCTGTATGTAGTGATGAAACAAAACATTGGAAATCTCAAGTGCATCATAATATATTTGACACAGATGAAGGTATTAATTATTTAAAATCAGCAGATTATATAATATATCAAAAAATAAAACCTGCATCATCTGTTTTATTTAACTACGAAAAAATTGAATCATATGCAAAACCTTCTGCAAAATTAGTATCATTTTCATTTATACAGTATAATAGAGACTTAGATGATCCAATACAAGGTATGATAGAAAGAGAAGAAGGGCTTTCTCTAGATATAAAGATTAGTAAAATGCTTCTAGAAAACCCAAATCGTAAACATTTTCGATTTGACCAAAAGGGGAATCATTTTAATTCAGTTTTGTTTTTAGAAATACTCAGAGAGGTTTGCGAAAAACTAAAATGGAATTTCTTTAATGATGATATGTATGCTAAAATTAGGGATCAATATTACCCTTTTGGTGGAGAATTAGATCCTATATAATATGATTCCTAAGATTATACATCAAATACACATGGGCGAAAAGCCTTTTTCAGAAAAAGAATTAAATTGGCAAAAAAGCTGGCTTGAAAACAACCCTGATTGGGAATATGTTTTTTGGGATGATGGCAAAATACAAGAACATTTTCATTTATTCGAAAACCAAGAGCAATTTAATCGCTGTAATAACTTTTCAGAAAAAAGTGATGTGCTTAGATTTGAAATTTTATATATTTATGGTGGGTTATATATTGATACAGATTTTCAATGCCTAAAGCCTATTAATCCTCTATTTGAAGGTAAAGATATTGTTTTATTTACACAACAACCTCGAAAAATATGCGGAGCTTTTTTTGGAGCAAGCAAAAACAATCATTTAGTAAAAAAGCTAATAGATAACTTACCATTAAGGGAAAAATCCCATGGAGATAGAATATCTGATTGCAAATATGGACCAGAATATATCACATCTTTGCTTTATAAAGAAGGAGTTCACACGGTAGATGGATCAGCCTCTAAGGAAAAAACTGTATTTCCTTACTTATGGTATGAAGACAGACGTAGAGAGAACTTTCGAAAAACTCATCCAGAAGCTTATGCTGTTCATCATTGGTCAGGGTCTTGGGTCACTCATTAATGAAGATTTTAGTATCTATTTTAAGTTACAAGGGAGGGCTCGATAGAATTTGCTCTTGTATTTGTACATGGTTAAGGGATTTAGACAACCCTCATGACTATATTATATATGGAGATGATTTTATAGAATCTACTTTTAAAAAATCTATTAATGTAGTTAACGGAAATTTTAGAGATATTAGAATAAATCTTCCTTTAAAAACCCTAAATATGCTAGAACATGTAATTCAAGATTCAAGCTGGGATTTTTTATACAAGTGCGATGATGATACCTTCTTAAATTTTGAAAATTTAAAAAAACTTTTAAAAAATCAGGATCCTACTAAAGATTTATACATGGGTGAAAGAATTTATCTCGGAAAAAGAGAAGTGGTTGAGTATGCTCAAGGCGGAGCTGGTTATGTTTTAAGTAGGAGTGCTGTGGAAAAATGCTTGCCCTACTTGAGGGAAATTGCCCCAAACAGGAGGCTAAATTTTGATGCCGAAGATTATTCAATAGGGAAGTCTTTGTCTCTTGGAGGAGTTGAATTAGAACATAGTCCATTATTTTATTCTGGAATTGATCCAGGGAATCGAAGATACAGAAAAGAAGCTCTAGTTGAATGTGAAAATAAAATAGCTCAAGGTTTTATTAGCACTCATTATGTTAAACCAGCTTGGATGAAAATTCTAATGCACACAAAAAAGCCCTCTATTTGAGGGCTTATTATTATAATATTTTTATTTTTATTGTTACATGCGACATTTTGTCTGCATCAAAGCCTCTTTTTGAGCACTTCGCTATTAATATGGCATTTTACATGCCTAAAAAATAAAAATCCCACACAACCCACCCAACGCCGACCACCTTTTATAACTTTAGGCTCATTGGGCGTTAGTCTTAATTATGCTTTTTTTTAAAAAAATAGAATTTTTATTTTCCCGAACTCCAAAAAATTTTATTTGAAAAATTCTGCTTTAAGTTCGAATCCACAAATGTTTCCAAATTTTATTTTATTCTTGATCCTGTTTGTGTTTTATGTTATTCTCTAAAAGAGATGAAGGCTTTATCATTATTTTCAAATGTGGGCATTGGGGAAATATACCTAAAAGATATAGGCATAGATGTATGCGTGGCTAATGAACTACATCAAAATAGATGTGAAATGTATCAAGACTTGCATCCAAGTGCAAATATTATTTGCGGAGATATAACTAAACAGTCAATTAAAGATAAAATTTATGAAGCATGTCTCAATAATGTTGCTGGTGATGGGGTAGATTTGATTATAGCAACCCCTCCATGTCAAGGAATGAGTGTGGCTAATGCTAAACGTCTACCTGATGACTATAGAAACTCATTGATCATTCACGCAATGTCAATTTTTAATAAGATTTTACCAAAATGCATGTTGATAGAAAATGTAGCTGGAATGTCGAATACATTTATTAATAATGATGGTAAAGTAATTAATATTATAAAATATATTGAATCTCAAATTCCAGAGCCTTGGGTTTTAAATTGGGAGATTTTAAATGCCAAAGATTATAATACTCCTCAGTCAAGAAAAAGATTTATTGGCTTGATCTCTAGATATGGGGATTGGAAACATCCCAAACCTAGCAAAAAATTAATAACAACGAGAGATGCAATCAAACATCTTCCATCTTTAGAATCTGAAGAAAAAAGCTCTTTACCTTGGCACTATGCTAAAAAACATAATGATAATCATATTCTATGGATGAAGCATACCCCCACAGGAGAAACGGCTTTTAATAATAAAACACATTTTCCCCAAAAAGACGGAAGAAAAATAAAAGGCTTCGCAACAACATATAAAAGAATAGATTGGGATAAACCTGCTCCGACTGTAACCATGTGCAATGGAGCCGTATCAAGCCAAAATAACGTACATCCAGGTAATTTGAAAAGCGATGGCACTTATTCTGATGCTAGAGTCATGAGTGTGAGAGAACTCATGATATTGTGCGGTTTACCAGAGAATTTATTTGATACTCTCGCTGAAAAATATTCAGAAAATTTTATGAGAAAAGTTTTAGGTGAGTGTTTTCCACCTAAAATGTGCTTGGAAATTATAAAAAATATAAAAAAAATATGAAGATTGTTAAAGAATTAAAAAATATTGAATTTATTTACGATGATGAATCAAAGCGTTTTGAAATAACTAGAGATCATGGTATATCCGCTTATATGGATTTAAATAAAGTAGAAGCCTTCGCTTTATTGCGCTTTATTATCCGCATTTCTCAGAGAAATTGGTTTAGATCAAAAAATATTGTTGACAAAAATGATAAAACCATGCTACAATCAAACTCCTCAGAAGAAGAGAAAGAACAATTAACAATGGAATGGTAAATTATGAATATTAAATCTTGTGAACTAGTATATGCTTCAAAATTTGAAGAATTCTTTTATGAAGAAAATGACATGGCTGTCTCAGAAGGTCAGCCTGTAGGCATTGATCTAGAATTAGATGATGAAGTAAAATTTGTTTTGCTTGATGGCATTTATTTGAAAAATGAAGAAGAAACAGCATGAATCCGATAAACTTTTTGAATTTAGGATTAAATATAACGCTTCTCCCGAACATGTCGCTATAGACAACTACCATTATTATATGGCTCATGATGCCCAAGAAGCAATGAGTTTCCACAACTTTATGATAAAAAGTCATAATATTACAGTACAAACACTATCAGTTGAAAAATTTAACCCTTATTCGGAAAGATGGGAATTGATATTTGATGTTAACAATTAAAGAAAAACAAGAATGCTCTAAAGTGGTTGAGTTTTTTGACTTTGATTCATCTTTAGCAGATATACAACATAATATTTACAGTTATATTTTGACTAGGATACCGAATCCTTCTGATGCCAAAGACATTTTACAAGATACGAATATTATTATGGTTAATAAAAAATCTTCATTTGATCCAAGTTTAGGCCCTTTAAAAGCTTGGGCATTTACTATAGCTAGATATCAAGTCATGGCTTTTCGCACCGTAAAAGGTAGAAGTAGGGTATGTTTTTCTAATGAGTTGTCTGAAACATTGGCTGACGAATATGTCAACTCAGATATGGACGAAGAATTAACTATAGCAAAACAAGCATTAGAAATTTGCTTAAATCAATTACCTGATCACATGAAGCAGATTGCTGACTTAAGGTTTAAACAGGAAAAGAGTTTTAAAGAAATATGTAAAAAAACAAATCGATCTATGGGAGCTGTTTCAGCAACGATTTCTAGGATTAGAGAAAATCTAATTAAATGTACAAGAAAAAAAATTAACGAATATAAAATATATGGAGAATTCATCAATGATTAATAACACACAAGCAATGATGGAATATTTACTTAATAAGTATGTTCCTTACTTAATATTATTAGGTTGCCTATATTTTTCTTTAGGCTTATTTGATGTTATGTTTTACATAATATTATGTGCTGTTTTATTTATAGACAGACATTCTTTCGTAATAGGAAAATCTCATGGCATGTATGAAGCTGACCCTAAATTCAGAAAACGCGTTGATGATACAATAGATGATTAATTATGGGTAGAAAACAAAGACATATTCAATACAAACTATTAAAAACTACATTTAGTTACGATCAATATTGGTCTATCTCATATACCCAAGTTTTTGAAGATAGGTTTGAAAAAGATTACAAGAGTATAGTAAAAGCTAGATCCGCAGAACTAGCTCGCAATATTTTGCATGCTAAAATTAATGAAGATCACCCAAATTCTAAATTAAAGTCTGTAACTATCGTCATGCTACGCCATAAAGGGTATATCAATAAACTAAAGTTGAATATAGAAGATTGGGAACATATAAAAAATTGTGCATTTCCAAATTTAGCAAATCATCTTTTTAAATATGAGTCTACAAGACCAGCAGGTTACAAAAATCGATGCAGTAATCATATTCCATTAAATAAATCCAAAAGATTTACTAAAGGAAATTCGAGCAGTGTTCGCGAAAAAATTTCAGATAAGCAAAAATCTGTTATGATTTTTCAATCAGGTAAATGGGTTCCATGGAGAAGTTCGGAAAGAAATGCTCTTAAATCTAAAATCATACTAGCTTTAAAATTTAATAAGAATAATAGAACAAGGACTGCTGAATTCATGGGTATTTCTCCTAGAAAACTAAGCTCTTTGATGAAAGAAAAATTCATTGAAGTTGATTGGGCTAAAGATTTCCCGCCACTTGAACGTGGTGCAGAATTACAAACAAGCAATCAAAGAACAGAAAGCTCCAAAAAAGGTTGGGAAAAAAGGCAAAAAGATTATTACGATCAAATCAGTCCTAGCATTATTAATTTATACTTAAGTGGTTTATCTAACAATCAAATAAGAATCAAACTAGGTCACTCTAGAAATGTAATTGCGAATATAATAAAAAAATATGAATCAGAAATCAAAAGCAATATCATGGCTTGAAGGCTACCAAAATGATTTAATTAAAATCATCTCTAAACATAGAAAATCTCGACATGCCCTCTCTGTTGAAGAGATATTATCAGATGTCAACAATCATTTTTTATCTAAAATCACTAATAAAATGGACTTTGAGAACGAGGCTTCTTGTAGAAAATTTTTGTACAGAATGGCTGTTCAGTTTGTTAGATGGACTGCAAAAGGTAGCACAAATAAAGATCAGAAATATCTTTCATATAAAGTAGATGCATTGGTTGGCTCAAATATAGAAGATCAAAATATTGAAACTGTATTTGATTTAGCTATTTACACTATAGGTGAAGAAGATGAATATTTCAAAGACTTAAATAAATCAAATAAATATTATAATATTAAAAAATGGATTTTTGATTATAGTGACATTATAACCGAACAACAAAAAGCAGTTTTACCTTTTATTATGAAAGGTCAAACCTTAGATGAAGTTGGTGATGCTCTTAATATCACCCATCAAGCTGTTTCATCTTTGGTTTTAGATGCATTTGATAGGATCAAAAGAAATATTGACATATCAAAGTCTGAGAAAGAAATTTTGAAAAAAGGGAACGATTCGATATCATATTTATATGGAAATAAAAGACGTCAAAAAAGAAGATTTACAAAATCGAATAGATAAAATTTTGATTTTAAAATCTAATCCTAATTATAGGATAGGTGATCTTATTTTTCGCCAAGGGTATAGATGGCTGTCTGATCGAGAAATCATATTAAACGAAAGAAGGTACAAAAAATCATTTTTATATAATTACTTATCTCAGCTACAAGAGCCTCTATTTGATCCTTATTTTGATATAAATAATACTGTACCAAGAGATATAGATGAAGAAAATTTATTATTTCAAATTATTACAAATTCTAAACCAGAAAAACTTCAAGATGATGTTTTATATGTTCATGTTAGAGCTGGAGATATAGTTCAATCAGAATATGGAGAAATAATGTCTATGTGGTTAATGAATCAAAATAAATTGATTCATAAAATAACTGATGCAATAATCTCTCAACCTTTAATTAAAAAAATTTCAATTGTTACGGCATTACATTTTGGAGATTTTAAATCTAAATCAAAATGGATTTATAGCAAAGAATGTGAATTGCTAAATAAAAAACTTTTATCAAATTTGATTGAAAGTTTAAATAAATTAAAGCCAACAAATATACTTTGCGGAGAGGGTGCTGAAATTAAATCTATTGATAAGCACTTTCTCTATTTATGTCATGCGAAAAATGTAATTTTAGATACTAGCGGAATGTCAAAAGTAGCTTTTCGTTTTAGAAATAGTTTTAAATATGAATAATACAGTTTTATCTTATTATACAAAAATTGAAGACAATAAATTCTCCAAAGAAAGCTCTGAGCTATTGTATTTTTGGAGAAAAAATTGGACTGAAAAAGGCTGGAAACCAGTTGTTTTAAATGAAAAATATGCGAGAAATCATCCTTTACTCAAATCTGCATCTCTTGATATTGATGATCTTGAAGGGAATTTATATAAGTATTCCACAAATACATCTTCATACTTAATCCATTGTTACTTGCGTTGGTTTGCATTTCATAGGTATGTCATGGAACATGACTCTACTTGTTGGGCTGATTATGATGTTTATAATCGTAATTTCACTTTTGAAGATTTCGAATCAGATGGAAATACAAAGATTTTTTGCCCTTCTGGATGTGCTGGAGTCTTAAGTAAGGAAAGTGGCGATGAGATAACTCAAATGTTTAAAAAAATTCAGCTTACAAAAGATTTAGATCAAATAGATTTACCCAGTCAAGAACAAAGAGAATACATAATCAATTGCGTTAAGGAAAAATGTTTAAGTGACATGCTTTTGATGCAAATGTTAATGCGTAAAACATTACATAGAATCACTTCCTCGCTTAAAGAAGAAAATTACAAAGAATATAGTTTATTTCATTTTCATGGCGGGTTTCTTAAGAAACGTTTAGACAGTATAAAAATTCCTAACGCAAAACAGAGAACAAGAATGCAAATCATTAATCTTTGTATTAAACATTATTTATCTTAAATATGCTTGTATTAGCTGTATGCACTAATAATAATTACAATTATTTATTTAATTGCTTGGATTCGGTAAAACGCCAATCTAATCAAAATTTTAATTTAATTATACAAGATAATTCTCCTAAAGAATCGAAGGATCAAGAACATTTGATTGATCTAGTCGGGAAAATTGATAATTTTTATTTTAATGATTTCAAGGCGAATGGACTTTCCCAATCAAGAAATATATGTAGTAATTTAGCTGTTGAAATATTTAATAGTGAATTTATTCATTATATTGATGACGATGTTTTATTGCCAAATGATTTTATTGATAATTTACATCATTCAATATCTAGTTTGGTAGACCCCAAAGCCATTGGCAGTAAAATTCTGCCTCATTGGGGTTCTGTGAGTAAACCTAACTGGTTTACTGATCAACTTTATCCTTTGCTGTCAATTCTTGACTTTGGCGATAGAATTAAACAATATGGAGGCGAAAATGGCGTTTGGTGGTTGGGTGGAGCAAACATTTGCTTTCACATTGACACTCTTCATGAACTAGGAGGATTTAATGTTCAATTGGGTAGGAATTCCAATAATCAAGGTTTAATGGGTTCTGAAGAAAATGAAATTTTAAGCAAAATGAAAGATGTTGGTTTAGTTGTCTACGATCCAAGTTTTCCTGTTTTTCATACTATAAGAGAAGAGAGATTAAATAAACAATGGATGATTAAGCGTTGTGTCTGGCAATCCGTTTGTGATGTTTTAACTGATTCCAAATGGCAAGACTCCATTTCAGATCCTGAAACAAGAATTAGAGAAGCTGCTGAATCCATTATCATGCATGGAGAGAAAGTTGATTTTTGTAATTTTTTGAGTAAGGTTCAATACCTCTCCTTCAAATTATTGAAAGGCGAATTAGATTGATGCCCTTGGTTTTTGTTCTATCTAATAAATATATATCACAATCTGGCTATCTTAAGAATTGTTTCCACGGAATAGGTGATATACTTAATGGTATTGCTTATTGTATGGATTATTGCGAGCAACATGGTTTAGATTTCAAAATAGGGTTTCATCCTGATTCTCCATATTTTAATATTTTAAATTTTAAAAATTTTTTTTATGGCATAACTTCTGTTGTCCCTAAATTCGTTTCGGATATTGAGGAGATAGAACATTCAAGTGATAAATTCATTTTCACTAATTCCCCCAAATCTTTTGATATAAATAAATCTTCATTTTTTACGAAAACTTTCATCAAACAAGTTTTCTTAAATATTAAAAATCCGAAATACAAAAATATACTTCATATTAGATCTGGAGATTCTTGTTTTGTTGACAAAACATTCTTGAATGATTTTTATCTATCTGACAATTCTCACCCATTTTCGCCTTATGATTATGGAAATCTATTAAGCTTAAATGATAAAATTAAAATTATTATGGATTATCTAGAATACGAATGCTTGCTTAATTCATTTGATTTAATAATTTCAGACGATTTTTACATGAAAAACGACCTTGCTTTAAAGTTGAATTGTGATATTGAAAGCTTTCGTCCATTCCACTCTGGATTACCGAATGTAGATTTAAATTCTTTGTTTGAGACATTGCATGACCTTTCTTGCATTTTTTATTGTGAAAATTTACTATCTATTTCTTCTTTTCCATTCGGGGTTAGAGCTTCTAATTTTGCATATGTGCCAGCTACTCTAGGAGGCGTAAATGCCAAATATGCATTTTTAAATTTATTTGAAAAAAAAATACTTGACATTCATCCGCAAATAAGGTAAAATGCTATTTTTATTAAATATAACTATATTAAAATTATGGATACTACTCACAGCACAGATTCAAAATCACAATCAGATTGGAGAAAACGCGAAATGGGCGCTCTTTGGAAAAAAGACGGCAAAACCCAGCAATTCTATTCTGGTTTCTTAAAACTCAACAAGGGGACTCCCGAAGAAAAAGAGCATAACATTGTTGTTTTCTTAAACAAGATGAAAAGTAGCGAAAAAGCTCCTGATCTAATCATCTATGAATCTGCAGAACAACCTTCCTTCATTAATGAAGGTGCGATGACATTATCTGCTGATGATTCAAGTTCTTCTAGTTCGCATGAAGACGAAAGAGATGCGATTCCCGACACATTTCTAGATTCTTAATTTTTTTTATTTTTTAAAAAAATCTTGACTTTAGTGTTTTTTTCTGCAATAATACTATCATGACAGAAAAAAAAGTTACTTACAATAAAGACGGGTCTACCAGAAAATCTGGCAGTGGTAGAAAGAAAGGAGCAAATTCTTTTATTAGAGTCAGTTATTCTCAACTAAAAGATTACATTGGTGAAAAAACTCCAATTACAGTTAGTAGAGTTTGGCTAGAGAGCCTTGGTTTCTCTAGCCAAGAAAACTCTACTGTGATTCTAAAATCAGAAAAAGAGAACAAACCGACCGATGAAGATAATAAAATCCTTTTTAAAGTTCATAAAGATTAATTAGAAAGTAAAAAACATGAATAAGCAAAATAGAAATACCTTTGACCACTTAGTTGGTCAATCAAATGTTAAAAAGAAATTAGAGTTTTACCTTAAAGCTGTAAATAAAACAGGTGTCAGTCCTTTCTTGGGTTTTTTTGGGGCTAAGGGTTTGGGCAAAACCGAGTTTGCTAATGCATATGCTCGTAACTTAAAAAACTCAGATGGGTCTATTAGACCTAGAATTGAAATTAATTGCTCTACCATCAAGAACAACGATGCTTTTTTTGAGCAAATATTTCTTCCCCAAATCTTAAACAACGAGGTTACAATTATATTTGATGAAGCTCATGAGTTGCCTTCTGACCTTACAGCCGCATTGTTGACGATTTTAGATACTAGAGAATCTCATTTGCGTAATTTCACTTGGAAAGATACTGTATTTCCTTTTGATTTCGCAAAGCAAACATTTTTATTTGCGACAACTGAGAGTGATAAGCTCTTTCCACCACTTAAAGACAGATTAACTTCTGTTGACTTTGATCCTTATTCTTCTAATGAATTGGGAGAAATTATTAAAAGATTTATTCATGCAGAAATCACCGATGAAGTTGTAGATAAATTAAGTCTTGTAGTTAGAGGTAATGCTCGCAATGCTATTATGAAGGCTAAAGATATCAATCTTTATATCGCTTCGGAAGATATTTCTGTATTTAATGCTTCTCACTATGAGAACTTTTGCAACATCCTTGGTATTTTACCTCTTGGCATTAGTTGCACAGAGAGACAAATTCTTAATATTTTAGAGGAGTGCGGTTCTTGCACATTATCTATGTTATCCGCCAAAACAGGTTTAAGTGCTACTTCCTTAAGGCAAGATCATGAAAAATATTTAATCATGCAAAACCTAATGGAAATAGATGTAAAAAGAAAACTAACTTCTAAAGGTAGATCCATCATACAGGCTTGTAATGTTCATTCATAAATTTGACACTAGAAACGCTGGTTCGATTGGTGACAAAGCTGAACGAATGTTTGTATCTTTAGCGGGCAAGAGAGGTTTTAAAGTCAAGCATTCAAATTTAAATGAAAACAAGATGTCAAGAATTGATTTCTTTCTAGAAAAAAATGATGTTATCAAAAGTTTTGATGTTAAGGCTAGAAAAAAAATATCCTATAAAGATTCTTCTTATAATGATAATTGGACATGGGTTGAGTTTATGACTGCCGATGGTTTTCCAGGCTGGCTTTATGGAGAAGCAGACTATATAGCTTTTGAAAAAAAAGATTTCTTTATCTTGGTGGACAGGGTTTCTTTAAAAAATTTATCAGAATCTTTGGTTAACAGAAAAAAGCAATTTGCAAAATTAGCTTGGGATGCTAAATACAGAATATATCAAAGAAGAGATAATGAAGAAATCGCTTTAATTAAAACAGATGATATTAAAAAATTAAACAGAATATCTATTTGGAATAAAAATCATGGACTTTGACGAACAAACAGATGCTTTTAGATTTGAGCTAGATAATCTTTGTGATAGATTTTTGGATGAATTCGATATTAATGTATTTACAGAGGTAGGGGCTTTAGAGGAAAAAAGAATGGAAATACAGAAAATTTTGTGTATTATTAATGATAAGAAAAAAGAATTAATAGGTGAAGACATTGAGTTCGAAGTAGACGAAGACTTTTTTGAAGATTAATATTTCTTAATAAATATAAACTAAATTATGAAAACTAAAACATACATTACGGCACTTTTGTGTCTGATTTCTAACGTCGCTATTGCGGGTTCTGCAAGTATTGGTTATACTTCTGACTACTTCCGCAGGGGTGCATTGCTTTCCGAAGAAGCAGTACAAACTTCTGTTGGTCTAGAAAAAGAAGTTGCTGGTTTTGCTTTTTCTGTAGGAGCATCAACAAATCAAGCTATTTCAGTTGGCGAAGATTCTTATGTCATTGAAGGTGGAGCATCAAAAGCCTTTGGAGAATTGCTTAATCTTTATGTTGGTTTACAACATTTCGAGCAACGTTCTGGAGATGCAACTCTTGAAGTTAATCTTGGAGCATCTTTTGATACAGTACTTTCTCCTTCTTTATCTATTTTCAGAGATACTGACGATGAGCTTTACACCTATGAATTAAGTGTTTCTCATTCTATTTCTACTGAATTAGCTGAATTGGAACTTTCTGCATTATATGGAAATACTGATCTTACAGAATCAACTGACGAAGATTATTATGTTCTTGGAGTCAAGGCATCCAAGTCTTTGTCAGAAAAAACTTCTCTCGAGCTGGGTTATGATTATGTAGATTCAGATTTGATTAATGATGAGTCTATCGTTTCCGCTTCGGTTGTATTTTCTTTCTAATCATAAACAAACAATAATATTATGAACGAAGTAGTAAATAAAGTAAAGTGCGCCATCTGTGGCATCAGCGCTGTTTTAACGTCAGTCATTGGACTTCTAGTACTCGCCCAAGTGGTTTTTGGAGCTGGTTCAGGTATCAATGTTATCGCAAACCTTCAAGCCATTGTTGATGGTTTTGTTGGAACTGGAGCGAGCCTTGCAGGGGTTATTACATTGCTATTGATTGTCGGTCTTCTCGCTAAGAGTGGAGACGGTGAGTGTGCGCTCAAAAAGAAGTAATAAATACTTATTTCTTAGCCCCAGCCCCTAAAAAGGCTGGGGTTTTTTTTAATATGTTTTTAATATACTATAGCATCACAGTATTAAGCAAAAATTCATGCAAATCTTTTATTAAGGCAAAAGATAAGGCTTCCGCTAAATCAATTTTTTTAAAAAAAATAAAAAAAGATTTTCCTGATTGCTTGTTAAGTGATATTAAAATTTATAAGATAAATCAAAATAGATATAAAAGTCGTTGTATTTCTGATAAAAATTGGGATAAAATAATTAATTATTCATACCCTAACGGAAAACATAAACTTTACAGGTTTTCTCAAAAATCTTGGTTTAACGATTTCTATCACAACAGGAATTCTGATGGAACTTTTAAATTAAAAAATATCCCATGGAATAAAGGTTTAAAAATTAAATTTATTCGCAAGGATTCTTTGGGGAAATTTTCAAAATCTAGGTCTGCTTGTGGTGAATTTAAAAAAGGCATAAAACCTTTCGTAATTGGCAGTTCTTTGTGTAAATAAACTTGTGACTACATTATCTTCTTTTTGTTTAAAACATTCGGAAAAAGAATTATTTAATTCTATTTATCGCGAATTCATAGTTGACCAATTTAAACCATCAGACAGTTACAGGTTCGCAAACTTTTTTCATATTATATATGAAAGTTTAAAAAAAATAAAAATAAAAGAATTCCATCAGGATAAAATTCTTTATTTAAAAGAATCAAACCTTTTCATTAAAGATTTAAAAGATGAGTCTTTGATCCCTTTCGTTAATTTTTCCTACAAAGATTTGTTTAGTTTTTCATGCGAATCTACTTTGGATGATTTAGAATTACATTATATTATATATGTAATAACGACTTATTACGCTTAAAATGAAAAGGCATAAAGAAGATATTATACGTTTACACAGAGAAGGTAATTCTTATTCAGAAATTCAAAAGGTATTAGGGTGTTCCAAGTCTACTATTTCATACCATTGTGGAGATGGCTCAGAAAAAAAACGGACAAAAAAAATAGTAAAAGAAAGGAGTGCTATCGTTAGAAAAATTTCAGCTTTCCGCTCTAGAACCTCAAAAGAAGAATTTGACAAGCAATTAAATAAAAAAATAAGCATAAAAACTAAAACATTCAGAAGAGCAAGTAAAGGATCAAAAACTCACGGCTTAGTAAACAATATAAAAAAAGATTATAGTTATAAAGATGTGCTTGATAAAATTGGCAAAAACCCTCAATGCTATTTAACTGGAGAACCTATAGATTTATCTGATTCTTCTTCGTATCAATTAGATCATATAGTACCTACATCTAAAGGAGGTACGAATGACTTGAGTAATTTAGCGATTTGCACAAAACAAGCTAATATTGCAAAAAGTAATTTATCCTTAGAGGAGTTGAAAGAACTTTGTGAAAAAATATTAAAACATATATCTTAATTTTAGTTTACTTTAATTCGTCTCCCGCTTTCCAGTTACTGCACCATTTATAACTTCGCACATTTACCACTTTTTCTTTATCTTCCCTGTTTAGATAATTCACAGCAGTTCGTAAATTGACCTGCAAAGTGTCAATCAAGGCATATAGGTCAGCTATTTGCTTTTCTTTATTATTTAATTTAAATAACAATTGTTTTTCATTCATTATAATGAATGATATATTTCCATAATGAAAAATCAATTTTTTAAAAAATAAAAAAATCTTGACATGAATTTGTATTTATGGTTTAATGGAATTATGACAAATACAATACTAGGCTTAACTTGCATTAGCGAGCAACTTAAAGACAAAGATAAGAAAGAATACTCTTTTCGCACTATGACTCGCAAAAGATTTAATGATTTGTGTAATACAGAAGGTAGAGATGAAGCAATTAAAGAGTTATCTAATAGAATTTTGCATAATGTTGTTGTTACTGAATCTATTGTCTATCATTGCGCTAAGTCAAATATCGGGCATTATCGTGTTAGTTCTGCTCTTTTTCCTCTCGTTACCGATGAAACTTTGGAGATTTCTCTTGATGAATTGCCCGATATTGAACAAATTAACCAAGAACTA